TCAGGCGTTGGCTGGGCGCATCACGTCGTCGAAGCTCAGGTCCAGCTGAGTGGTCTTGGCGTGCTCGGCCACCCATTCGGCCACCTGATCTTCCATCACGCGATTCTGCAGCCCGGACATCAGTTGGGGGTCGCCGTTGTAGAGTTCAATGACCTTTTCCGGCTCCTCGTAGGTGGAGGCGATCGCCGCCAGCTGCTCGGCCACGCGCTTGCGGTCGATCTTGATCTCCTGCTTGCGCGCGATCTCGCCCATCAGCAGGCCGGCGATCACCCGCTGGCGCGCGATCGGCATGGCGGCCTCGATCAGCTGCGGCGGTGGCTGCTGGCCCTGCGGCACGCTGCCGGCAGCCATGTTGCGCGCCTCGGACTGCACCATCAGCTTCGGCACGTCCAGTCCGGCATGCGCCAGGGACAGTTTCTCCGCCACCTCGGACTTCAGGCGCGCCATCAGCGCCGCCTTCAGTTCGCGTTCGAGGTTCGCACGGACTTCCTTGCGGAACGTTTCCAGGTCGCCATCGGCGATACCGAACAACTTGGCGAATTCGGCATCGATCTCGGGCAGCTTCGGCTCCTGCACCTTGAGGATGCTGAAGCTGACCTGGGCGTTCTTGCCCGCCAGCTGCGCATTGCGGAAGTCTTCCGGGAAAGCAATCCCGGTCTCGAAACTGTCACCCATCTTGCGGCCAATCAGCGCCTCGTCCAGCGCTTTGAACAAGGTGCCCGAGCCCAGCACGCTGCCGGCACGCTCCAGGCCCTCGGTCGGGAAGCGGTAGTCGCCAGCCTCGGCCGAGTACTCGAACATCACGAAGTCGCCCTCGGCGGAGGCGCGATCCACCTCGTCGAAGCTGCGGCGCTGCTGGCGCAGGGTCTCCAGCATCTTGTCGATATCGGCGTCGGTCACCACCGCCATCGGCCGGCTGATCTCGAGCGCGGCCACTTCAACCACCGGGAACTCCGGCATGATCTCAAACGTCGCGGTATACGCGATTTCACCGTTTTCCGGCTCGCCGGTGGTGTCGATCGCCGGATTCGCGATCGGCTGCAGCTTTTCCTGCGCCACCGCCTCGCGCAGCGTGCTGCCGATCAGGTCGGACAACACCTCGCCGCGGACCTGGTCGCCGAACCGCTGCTTGATCACCGTCGTCGGCACCTTGCCCGGACGGAAACCTTTCAGGCGAACCGTACGGCCCATCTCCGCGATGCGCGCGCTCACCTGCGTCTCGAACCGCTCCGCGGGGAATTTCACCGTGAGCTTGCGCTCGAGCGTGCCGATGTTCTCAACCGAAACCTGCATGACGTCTCCTGGTACTACCTGATGTTGTGGGCCTGCCACAGGCGCCATGGCGGCCGTGCCGCCCGAAAACAAAGAAATCAACGGGGTATGGTGCGAAAGGGGGGACTCGAACCCCCACGGGGTTAACCGCCAGAACCTAAATCTGGTGCGTCTACCAATTCCGCCACTCTCGCCCTGCACCCTCGCCAAACGTGCGTAACCACCGGATTCTGAAACCGATTGTCACTTGCCGGAGCAACTCCGCAAGCGCCTCATCCCCATGGCCACGCCTGCCTAAGTCGATGATTCCCTTATACGAAAGCAGACCATTTTACGGTCGCGCGACCTTGCAGCACAAGCGCTGGCGGCTGCGAACGCGCCATCGCCGACGTGTCGCAACGTTCCGGCTGCGCAAAGCAAAACGCCGATCGCAAGCGATCGGCGTTTTGTCGATTGGTGGGCCGTGAAGGATTCGAACCTTCGACCAATTGATTAAGAGTAACCGCTATTTTGCCGGCGAGACAATGGCATAGCTCTTTGTTTTATCAGGAGTGAAGGCTCCGGAGAGGTTGATGGCGCTGGACCATCCCCGGAATTTTCAGGATACCAGACACCTTATATAGTAGCTGCGCCTGGGCATCATCCGGGCTGTTACAGCAGCCCGGCGCTCCGTTTTCTATGCGGCCGGCGCGACCGGCCAGTCGATGGTTTCGGGGAAGCCGGCCTGCTCGGGCACGTCGCGCAGCGCCTGGCGGTAGGTGGCCCATGCGGCTTGCGTCGCCGCCTCGAGCGGTGAATCGGCCGATTGCGTCCAGTCGCAGTTACGAAGCGCGCGATCGCGCTGCAGGCGCATCTCCGCGGCATGCAGCGCGGTGAGCAGTGATTCGGGCAGCACGTCCACGGCGGTCTCGCCGGGTTGCACGTCGTCGGCGGACGCGATTGCGCGGAAGCTGGTGGTGGTGATGGCGTACATGGTCAGCGCTCGAAAATGTAGCCAGTGGCGTACAGCGAGAAAGATGCTGCGTTGCCGGTGAGGTAGGTCAATGTTTGCGTGCTGGTTAGAACAAAGTCGCCCAGCAGCGTGCGCGAGGCCCTAATGAATTCCAGGATATTGGCGCTCGCTGGACTGCCAACATCGGCATTGGATACATAGACGATGCCAGTGTCATTGTTCTCAGCAAAGCCGGAGAGCACCATCGACGTGACCGGCACGGCACTCGAGCAATTCACGGTCGCATCCGTACCCACCGACGTGCCACTGGCTACGAGCTTGAGATCGGGGTTATTCAGATCGACGAGATACTTGATCGCTCCGGTTTGCGCATTGTGGGTGAATTTATGCAGCTGCGACGTAGCATTCGCGCGCACGCTACCGAGATACCGCCGCGACGTGTCGCCTGTCTTCGTGCGCGCCGTACCGTTATAGGCCGCTGCTGGCGCCGCGATGACAATCTCGATGTCCGGCACGCCGGCGTTGAGGTAAAGGTAGACGTGATACCAGGTGCTGGCCGCGAGTGCGAGACCAGCCTTCGCGGCGTTCGCGCCCAGGCGAATCACCCGCCCCAGGCTCGGGATATACGCGGCGCCGCTGGTCACGGTGAGCGCCGTGCCGCTCACCCACGTCAATTTGAGCCCTTTGATATAGCCAGGCGGAAGGAAGGCGCCGTTCGGCGCGCTCTTGTCGCCGGTGATGCCAAGCTCGATGGGTTCGCTGCCGTCGAGCGTGCCGGTGGCTACGGGCGCCAGTTGCGAGATTTTCAGGGCCATGATGATCAGGTCTCCACGATGCGCTGGGCGCCGGATTCAGTGACGCGCAGCTCGCCGGATTCGGTGAGTCGTCGCGCGGTGCGGTAGTAGTCGAAGGTGGCGGTGAGCGCCTGCCAGCTGGTGTAGCCATCGCGCTGGGCGGTGACCTCCACGCGCACGGTGCCGTCGCCGCTCACTGCCGGCGTGAGGGCCGTTGCGGCGATGCCGCTGGCGGTGCTGTCGAGCACGCCGTTGAGGTACACGGCGACGGTGTAGGTGGTGCCGGCCTCGGGGCCGATGTTGCCGGTGGTGGTGTCGATCAGCTGGTCGGCCTGGCCGCGGCGATCGCGATGCGACCAGGAAAGCGCGAGCGCGCCTTCCACGGTGGCGGGGTAGGCCACGCCCTGCACCTGCAGGTTGCCGGGTGCATAGGGGCGAATCTGGCGCTTGTTGAGCAGCAGGCTGGCGATGGTGGCCAGCGCGGGGTCCAGCGTACCGGCGCCGGCACGCGTGAGCAGCTTGGCGTTGATGGTTTCGCCGGTGGTGTACTCGGTGCGGTCGGCCGCGGTGTAATCGTCGGTGAACCACACGCGGGCGCCGAGCGCATGCTGGGCCGGGACGGTGTCGACGCAGCCGCGGGCCAGCGTGGCGGTGCCGGCAATGGGATCGAGCGCGTCGACGCGGTAGGTTTCGTCGTCGATCAGCGCCTCGCTGCCAATGGCAACAAGGTCGAGGTTGCGGGCGCCGGTCAGCGTGATGGCGACGGGCGCGGCGCCGGCCGGCATGGCGGCGCCGAGCAAGCCGGTCGGGGTGAAGTCACCGCTGGCGACCTCGGTGAAATTCCCGGTGGTGCCGATGCGGGTAGTGAGCGCGTAGTTGATCGGCACGCCGGTCGGGCGGGCTGCCAGTGCGCCCACATAGCCCGCCAGCGCCGTTACGGCGGCCAGGTCAGCCGGACGCAGGTTGGCGGCCAGGTCGCGGTAGCTGGCCTCCATCAGGCGCTGCACGGTGATCGGGTGCGGCGCGGTATCGGGCGGCACCCAGCCGGTGGGCTGGCTGGCGATGTACACGGTCTGCGGCCGGCCGTATGCGTCCTGGGCGAACGTGATCGTGATCGGGCGGTTCGGGCGATCGCCGCGACGAACCTCCAGCACGCGCAGCGGCATCTTGACGATGCCCTTGCGCTGCCACGAAAACGCGATCACATCGCCGCGTTTGATGCGCCATAAGCTGCTCTTCACTACCAGTTCGCCCGTGGCACCCAGGAAGCTCTGGGCGTTGCAATCGCGCGTGGCGGCCAGGTTGGCCTGGCTGGACTTGTAGAAGCCGGGGTATTCGACGCTCCGGGAGACTTTTCGGCCTTGGGCTTGGATGTTGGCCAGGTTCTGCGCTGGCGCGGTGTTGGCGTCCTTGTTGCTCGGCTGTTCGTGGTACTTCACGATCACTTCGTTGACCGTGTCGGCCAGCAGGGTCTGCTTGAACCGGGTCAGCTCGATGATGTTGCTCTCGTCGACCTGCACCAACGAATCGACGTCATAGCCGCCGCGCACCAATACGATCTGCTGCTTCAGCGTCTCGGGATCTTCCGTCATCATCGCGCCGAGGTGATCGCAGACGGTAGCCACGAAGTTGTCCACTGGCGTGGATGCGCGCCACCCGAGGCACAATCCGAGATCCTCGGCCTTGGCGGTCACGGCGGCCGCGCGGAAGTTGTCCAGGTCGATGTCCGTGTTGCGGTCCATGCCGCTGCCGATCTCGGGGTCGGTCAGCACCTGCATGATGATGTGCACGCCGTTCATGCCACGATCGACCTGCGCCAGCGTGGGCTCCCAGCAATCATCGTCGTACCAGCCCTTCAGCGCGCGCCGCACGCGCACGCCGATGGGCTTGATGTAGGGCGTAATGGCGCCGACCAGGCCAACGAACACGGCGGTAAACAGATCGCGGTAAGCCGGCTGCAGGCCGCCCTGCTGGGTAGCGAGGTAATCGTTGGGCAGCTGCGTGGCCTCGCCCATCATCACGTGCAAGGTGCCTTGCAGGCCGCCCTCTTTCTTGTCGCCGCCATACAGGTTGGGTGCGTTGATGGCGATCACGCCGGAGGTGGTCTGGTTGCCCGACCACGCCGTCTTGCCGTCGCCGGTGACCTCAAGCAGCACGTCCACGGGGCCCCGGCAGAAACCCAAGTGCAGGCCCATGTCCTCGCGATAGCCGATGGTAACCGCGCCGCCCTTACCCATTGCTCGATGCCTCCGCCTCGGCGCGCGCGATGGCCACCACGCGCCGTGCGAACGCGTCGTCGATGGCCTCGGCCTGGCTGATCGGCAGGCCTTCCTCAGCCAGTTGGCGCAGGTCGACGTTGTAGCGGACGCACCAGTCGCGAATGCCGTCGGCGCATAGCACGCCGACCCCGCCGAGCTTGGCCGCGCGCACATGTTGCATGGTGATGAGGATCTCGGCCATTACTTGCCGCTCTTGGTCTTGATGGGCGTCGTCTGTAGGTCGCCATTCCACAGTTCGTTGTTGTCGTTGATCACCACCTCGCCAAAGACCATGAGGATCTCGCGGCCATCCTCCACGGTAGGCGTCTGCAGATCCGCTAGGCTCGGCGGCTTTTTCGACGGCGTGCTCGGAAGCGACGAATAGACGTAGACGGCGGCGAGCAACGCAACGATGAGAGCGGCCCAGATCACGTCAGAACCCCGGATTATTGTTCTGGGCGCCCTTGTCGGGGATATTGAGCTGGCCGCCGTAATTGAGGATGTTGTGGTGCTTGGTGTCGCAATCGCTGCCGGTATGATTGCAACCGGGGTACGCCGTCACGTCCGTACCCACGGGTACCAGCGAAGGCGTCAGCAACGTCAACATGTCGCCCACGTGCGCGATTACCCAGCGCAGCTCAACCAGGCCTGTCGACGTGGTCCATGTGATGTAGCCGCCTGCGAACCAGCCGTCCGGATATGCGGCGAATGCCGCACCTTGCACGGTGGCTGCACCGACAGATGTGAGCGTGGCATCCACGCGCACCGCCTCGCGGCTGGCCTTGCAGCCCGGGCCATACAACACATGACGGCAGTTCTTTTGCCAGCATTCGCTCAGGCCGGCGGTGTTGGCGCCAGCGCTGGGCGGCAGGCAATGGATGATGGCGCGGCGGACATTGTCTTCCACGCTGGCCAGCTTTCCGCCCCAGATGCCCCGCGCCAGGGTTTCATTGGCCGGCAGCACGCGCAGCAGCACGCTGATTTTCGCCAACGGAGGTGCCGGCTGGAATTGCTGTAGCACCGGCAGATCCAGCGGCACGGTGAGGTCGAGCACGTTGCGCGACAGGTCTTGCGTCTGTGCGATCTCGCTGCGCTTGATCGTCGCCGGCTCGTAGGTCTGGCCCAGATACACCAGCGGCTTGCGCCGGACTACATAGCGCCATGCGACGGTGCCGCGGCGGAACTCGTAGAACTCGACGTCACTCATTGCCCGGCGCCCCGGCGAATTGCACGCTGCAGGCGGCGGCGCCCTCGCTGTCGGTGAGGTGCTGGATCTCCACGGCGTCGCCGGCGAGCCGGCGCAGGCTGAGGAAGCTGATGCGCGCCACCTGCTCGGGCGACACGTCGCGGGCCAGCTGGGCGTTGATACCAAGCCGCTCGGTAGCGACGTCGACCTCGGCCCACGTGGTGATTGCGCGGTGGAATACCGTGCCGTCGACCAGCTCGATGCGCAGGTGCTTGCGGCCAGCCTGGCCGCGCCCGAATCGGGTGTAGCCGCACCAGGCAATGTCCATCGTGGCGGCGGTGGCCCCGACCAATGCCGCCAGCTCGATATCGTCCTGCCCGCTGGACAGCCATACGAAGTTGGCACGGCCGGCGAAGTAATAGAGCAGCGAGCGGTGCGAGGCGCGTGCTGCGCGGCCGTTGAGCTTCCACGCATGCGATTGCTGCGGCCACGCCAGGCCGGTCAGATCATCCACGCTGATCGGGCCGATGTCGTCGTCGAGCACATCGAGGTCGCGTTCGTATACGACGGTGGGCACCGTGCTGACTTCGTCGGCATGTTCCAGGACCGGGTAGCCGGCATACATCGTCGCCGGCGGCACGGCTGGCCAGTCGCACGGTTCGATGGCCTCCATGCGCACGTGCGCGTCCGCGCGACGGCTGGTCGGGCGTTGCAGCTGCGGGCGATCGGCCAGCTGCGCAATGCGCGTCGGATACACGCGCGACCCGCGCGGCCACTCGCTGACCGTGGGGCGCACCAGCAGCAACGCGTTGGCCTGAATGTCGGCGATCTCGACGAGTTCGTACGACGTCGGACTGGACCACAACATCGCGAGACCGCCGATCGCATAATCCAGATTCGCGGTGGCCAGCGGGATGCTGGATGACGCCGCGGGGAGCAGCGCCGCCAGCACGCTGGCATCCGGCGACACCGGAAACGCCCAGTTGCGCGCCGACCAGTCGTACAGCGTGGCCTCGAGGAGCCAGCGGTTGGCCGCCGCCACGCGCACGTCGAACTCCCACGTGCGCCGCGGCGTATCGCGCAACGGGTACGCATCCTCGCTGCCATCGGCGCCGCGCTGCACTTCGGTGAGCCACTCCAGGCGCTCGAGCACGCCGTTGTGCCAGACCGGCGGGATGGTCCATGCCGTGAGCCGGTTGCCAGTGATCTCGACCGGGATGGGATCGAGCCCAGCGAACAGCCAGCTCAGCGTCGCCGCGATGACCGCGGGGCCATCGGTGCCGACCGCGATGGACCAGGTGCGCTGCTGCAACGGCGCGAACGCGAGCGGCAGCGCGCCCTCGCCGGTGGCCGTGATGCCACCGGCGGCGACCAGGTCGAGTGCCGTGAGCGATCGCGACTGATCGGGCCATGCATTCCACACGACGACACTGCGGGTCTGCACGCTGATCAGGTTGCCCAGGTCGATGCGCGACGGCGCGATGTGGATGCGGTTGTAGAAGTCGTCGAAATAGCTGACCGCCGCGACCGCACCCACCACCTTCGGCACGGCCGGCGGCCAGGCCGGCGCCATCGCGTAGGCGCCGGGCACCAGATCAGCATCCGCGGTATGCGTGGGCCAGTAATCGACCGCGAAACTGCGCAGCGCCGCCGTCACGTTCGGATTGACGTAACCCGCATTGGCGCTGGCACCTTCGGTGGCGAGGATCACGGCCATTCGCTATGGCCCGTTGTAGCGCACGGCGTAACCGAGCGTGCCGGTGCCCTGGCCGGCCGCCGTGGGGCTCAGCGTGCGCGCGCTGCGGCGCCACAGCGGGTACATCTTCCAGCGATCGGGGCCCAACGTGACGATCTGGCCGTCGGTGAGGTTATCGAGCATCACCCAGCGGAGATGGCGCGTCTGCAGCACCTGCGAAAACAGTGAGGAGGGTCGCGCTGCGTAGACAATGATGGGCGACAGCACCGACTCGCCGTTCCACGCGCTGGGTGAATTCGCCTGCACCGGCCAACGATCGCTCGCGGAGTAATAGCCGCTCCAGTTGCCGGCCGCATCCAGCTGATGGTCGATGCCGCCTACGCCCGCGTAATAGCCGGACAGGGCGTCGAACAGTCCGCAGTTGAAGCTCGACCCGTTCGTATAGCCACCGCCCAGCGTGCGGAAGTCCCAGCTCGACCCGTTGGTGTTCGTGCCTGCCGTCCCGTAGTACCAGTTGCCCGTGCCGACCAGGCCAGGCTGATCGCTCTGGCCGAACGCCAGGTACTGGTAGCAGGTGGCCTCGTAATTGATGAACAGGTACACCTCGTCCGGCGCCGCGTTGAGGTGCACCTCGTAGGTCACCGGAAAAACGATGGGGTGATTGACAATCGGCGACGCCGTCGCCACGGTCAGCCCGATGATCGACGGCTGCGTATTGCTGCGGCCGCTGAGCACGCCGCCGGCTTGCCCGCTGCCGCCCTGGATCTGCAGCGTGCTGCCCACGACCTTCGCTTCGATGAACAACGTGCCTTTGGAGAGCACGTTGCCGGTGAGCGTGAAGCCGTTCGCGGTGCACGCGGTTTGCAGCGCGGCGAGCAGATCCGCGTAGGAGTTGGCGGTGCCGGTGACATATGCGCCCATCAGCTCAGCTCCAGCAAGAAGTAGTCGGCGAACCCGGTGCGCGTCACGTCGCGCAGCACCACGTTGGTCTTGCCGTTGATGACGCAGGTGTTCTCGACGACCTGGTTGAAGCCGCTGATGAAGCGCACGCCGTCCAGCTCGCCCCAGACCTGGTTGGCCTGATACAGCACGATCTTCTTGCCGAGGTAGTAGCCGCCGGTGTCGCGCATGTTCATGCCCGTGTTCCAGGGCGCGCTAAACACCTGCTGCCAGACGCCAGCGACGTCTCGGATGCGAGCGTTGGGGCCGTTGTAGGCAGCGGTCGCGGCGATGTAGCCCTTCAGGCCCATCGAATAACTGGTGTCGGAATAGCGCGTGGCGGGCACGCCGTTGAGCATGCCGAACACCGCGATCGGGTATGGGTGCTGGCCCGGTGTGCCGTAGCGGAAGAAGAACCCCGTATAACCGTGCTGGTAGCTGCCCACGCCGACCTTGAGCCCGAACGTGATGCACTGGGCATTCACGCGCAACCAGTAGTCGATGCGCTGGTTGTGCGCGCACACGCCGCTTTCCATGTAGCTCGGCTGCGCGGTGAAGGCGGCGGCCGCCACGTAGCCGGTGAACGCGGCCACGCTGAGGTTGTAATAGTCGGCGCCGACATTGTGGTAGCTACGGAAGCCGATGAAGATTTCCTCGGTGCCGCTCAACCCCACGCCCTTCATGATCAGCTCGCGGTTGCTGCCGTCTGTGGGGTTGACGTAGCGCAGCGTGGTCCAGCCGTTGGCTTCGGCCAGCGTCTTGATCTTGAGCAGCATCTGCCAGTGGGCGAGGCCCTCGGTGCCTGTGTTGTCGACGAAGCCGATTTCGTAGGCCATCAGCGCACCGCCTGGCGAATGAAGGATGGGTTGCGACCGATGGTCACCTTCACGGCCCGCTCGAAGCTGCTGCTGGTGGCCCAGTCGTCGAGCACGCCGGTATCCAGGCCGACGACGATGCGCTGGTTGATCTGCGGCGGCTGGCTGTTGCCGTTGTCGGTGGTGGCGGCAGGCGACCGCAGGCTGCCCATGGCATCCATGCCTGGTACCACCGGCCCGGGTATGCCGGCCAGCGGGTGCACGTAACCGCCGTCGGCGTAGCCGTGCAGGCCGCGCCGGAAACGCTCGAATGCGGCGGGGCCGCCGATCGCGGCGATGTCCTCCTGGTTCAATACGCCCTCACCGGCATGCACCATGCCGGCGGGCTGGTACTTCCCGCCGGGGCCGGTGTAGCCACCGCCGGCAAAGCTGGTGCTGTTGATGGTGGCGAGCACGGAAACGCCCTGCGCGACGGCACCGGCAATGGTGACGATGTTCCAGGGGAAGCCGATCTCCGATGACGCGGCAATGCTTTTCTGGATCGACAGAATGGCCTGTGCCAGCGCTGCCGCCTTCTGCAGGGCGAAGGCGACGCGGTACTGCTTGCTCTGCTCGCCGTAGGCGGTTTGCATGGCGCTGGCCAGCGCGCCGAAACCGGCGACCGCCGTATCCACGGCCAGCTTGGTTTTGGCTTCGTCGATCGCCGCTTTCTCGGCGGCGTACTTCTTTTCGATCGCCAGCAGGTTGTCGTAGTAGCCCTGGTTTTCCGCCAGCGACTTGGCGTGCCACGCTTCCAGATCGGCGCCCGCCTTCACGGCCTTGATGAGTTCGCCCTCGGGGCCGCCGACTACGGCATCCACGCCCTGGAAGGTGGGCGCGGATTGCATGGCATCGTCCAGATGCTTCTTCGCTTCGGCCTGTTGCGCCGACGCGATGGCGGCTTCGCGTGCTGCCGCGGCCAGCTGCAATACGGCGTCGCGGCGCGAGTCGATGGCGGCCACGTCGGCGCCGGCCGCGGCCTTTTGCACGTCCGCCAGGCCGTTCTGCTTTTCGACCTCGGCGTTGTAGTCGGCCCAGGCTTTCGCCGTGGGATCGAGCGCGGCCTGCAGGCTGACCAACGATGCGATCTGTTCGTGCTGCGCTGCGCTTGCCGCTTTGGCGGCGGCGGCTGCCGTGGCCGCGACTTTCGCGGCGGCCGCCGCGGCCTTGTCGGCGGCGGCCTTGTCGGCGGCCTCTTGCTTGGACAGGCTGACGGTGACGGTGGGCAGCGTGTCGATAACGCTGGCGGGAGCGGCCGGCTTCGTAGCGGGTGCCGCGGGGCGCTGCAGCTCTGCGCCGATCTTGAGCAATGTGTTGTTGCGTTCCAGCTCGGCGTTCAGTTCGGCGGTTGACTTGCGGGCCAGGTCAACGTTCTGCACTTCGTTCTCGCCGAGCACCTGTTTCAGCGCACCACCCGGGCTGATGGCTGTGGCCAAGGCATTCACGCGGTGGAAGTAACCTTTGAACAGGCCCTCACGCGCTGCCAGCTCTTCCTTGATGGCCGCATTTCGGTCTTCAATGCCGACGGTGTCGCCCAGTGCCGCCGCGCCCGTAGACCGAGCAAGGGCTTCGCCGATGTATTTGCTGAAGCCCGCCACTTCGGCGATCGCCTTGGCTGCTGCGCCCGCCACGGCCACCAGGCCACCGACCATGATGGCGAAGCCTTCCTTGACGCCGGGGTCCTGCAGTGTCTTGGTCAGTTCTTTGATCGACCCGGTCATCTCGGGAAGGTTGCCGCCGTCGCCTTCCAGCAGGTCGCCGGCGGCGTTCTTGAGTTGGGCCAGCGCGCCGCCGAAGGTGTTGGCGGCAGCTTCGGCGGCGCCGCCAAAACTCACCTTGAGTTGATCAAGAATCAACTGTTGTGCCGCAGCGGTTTGTCCCGTATCGACCAGCGCCTGGATAACCTCCTTCTGCGTGTCAGTGAATGAAATGCCGATCTTCTGCAGTCCAGTCAGACCCTTGATGGGGTCATTCAACGCCTTGCCGATCTGCGTAGCAGCGCTAGCCAGATCCATACTCTTGGCAATTGCGAGATCCATTACCGCAGTAACGGCACCCTCGAACTGTCCTTTCTTGATGTTGCCGAAACTGAGCAGAAGGGTTTCCATGCTCAGCACAGCTTCATCGCCGAACGTCGTGACCTTCTGCATCGACTGAGACAGATCGATCAGCTCGTCGCGGGTGAGGCCGGCGGAGCCCCCGGTGGACTTGAGGCGCGCGTCGAGTTGTGCGACGGCGTCTTCCGACTCGGTCACGGCACCGAAGATGGCCTTGATGCCGGCGGCGATGGCCAGCCCGCCGATCAGCGTCTTGAGCTTGCCGAACTTGTCGGACATGCCATCGGCGGCCTTGCCGGCCTTGTCGCCCATGTCCTTGGCTTGCTTGCCGGTGTCGTCGAGTTTCTTGCGTACCCCGTCCAGGCCGTTGATGGCCTGAATCATGTCGGCGCGTACGCGCAACAACAGTTCGTAATCCTGAACGCTCACAGTTTGCTCCGCGACTTGCTCAAGGTGGCTATCCACTGGTCGGCCGACTTGCCGCCGGCGTGTGCTGCCGCGCCGTCGACAATCGCTTCCATGCGTTGTTGCAACCGCCGCCGTTCCGCGGCAGCGAGGTACAACATCAGTTGACGACGCGTGTACTTGCCGATGCGCGCGGCGTCGTGTCCGGCGCCGATGAGGCTGGCGTAGGCGTCTGACCAACGGAGGCCTGTGTCATGTGGCGTACCGTGACGGCCTCGATCACGCGCCGCACGAAAAAATCCGCATTGGTCACCCACCACAGCAGCATCAGTGCCTGGCCGTCGGCGTCGTTGAGGCCGCGCACCCAGGCTTCAGGCTGGTCGCTGGCGGCGGCCATCAGGGTGATCACGTCATCAAGGTGCTGCGTGAAGGCGGGGCGCAAGGCGTGCGGGGTCAGCAACTCGCCGCTGAACGCCACGTCGCTCAAGGCATCCACGACGTGCCGCACCGGCTCGGCCAGCTGCACGCCTTCGATGAAGCCGTACTCGCGCATGGTGACCGCCACGCCAGCGATGGTCTGCTGGCGTTCCGGGTGAAGGATGGCAATGTCGTCCGCACCATCCTGCTTTTCTGTCGGCTGCTTGGTCATGGTTAGGCGACCGCGCCGATCTTGGTAATGCTGCCGAACTGGCCGAGGCCACCGGTGGCCGGCTTGGTCTGGTCGGCCAAGGCGGCCGCCGTGATCTGCATGCCGGCGACGTCGGTGCCCGTGGTGATCAGGTCCAGCTGCTGCAGCACGCTCGGCGCGACCTTGTAGAAGTCCACCATGACCGGCGCGTTCTGGTTGGCCAGGTCCAGGCCTTCGTAGCGCAGGGCGTAGTTCTTCTGGGGCGCGGTGAACATGCCGACGGCCTTGCGGTCGGCGTAGGTGTAGGCCGCCTTGAACGGCTGCACGTAGGTGCCCACGTTGAGGATGGCGACACGACCGAACGGCTCATCCACCGCGTAATCGGTGTCGGCCACGAGGGTCAGCGGCGTGCCGGTACTGTCGGTGATCACCAGGGCGGACACGCCAGGGTTGGCCAGGTACACGACGTCGCCCACGACCAGCCCGGTGCCCAGCGATTCCGCGGTGGCAGTGCCACCGGCGGTGGTGACCACGGCGCTGCGCAGCGCAAGCGCGAGGTTGTCGGTATCCAGGCTGTGCATGGTCAGGTCAATCGCCACCGACTTGCTGATGTCGAAGCTGGCCACCTCGACGCGCTGGCCGCTGTTGCTCTCGATGTGCTTGACCTGCTCGGTGGTGAACTTGGGCGTGAGCGCGCTCACATCGCCGATATAGCGCCACTTGCCCAGCGCACCGGTGGTGGCGTTGATCTCGGCGAAGGAAACACGGCCCTGGCCGTAGAAGAATTGATCGAAACTCATGGCGTATCTCCGGTGTCGTCGGTGGACGGTTGATCAGCGCTGCGGGACTCACCGGCGGCAGGCTCACCGGCCGCCGGGCTGACACGCACTGCTGAGGGGCTGTTGCCCGCGCGCCTGTGCACGCCGGGCTTGAAGTTGGCGACGCCGATGGACACCAGCCATTCGGCGTCGCGCTGGGCGAGGTCCAGCGGCGTGCCGGCGGGGTACGGCGTGCCGGCATGGGTGTGCGGGTGGTTGAGGATGATCTGCATGTTCACTTGCTCCTCAGCAGGCGCTGCTGTTCGGATTGCAGAACGCGAAGGGCGAACTCGGCGAGACGCTCGGGACGGCGGCCGTGCTTGAGCATCTGTCCGACGCTGGGGCCGTAGACAGCCTGGATCGGCAGGCGCTTGTCTCCGCTGCGCTCGAACACCAGCCGATTGCTGCTCTTGCCGGTGGCGATGAAGGCGCCGTCGCGACCGCCGCGATCGCCGCCGCGATGGATGCTGTAGCGCGCACCGCCTTTCATCCGGCGCGACCAGGTGGCGCCGAACTGGATCGCGTTGATGCCGCGCGAGCGGCCGATCAGTGCGATGCCATCGGGTGTATTGCGCACGTTGAGGCCATCGGCGATGCGGCCGGCCTTGAGGTTGTATTCCGCCGCGATGTCGCGCTTGGCTTCGGTGGGGAGGCGCCGGCGCACGGTGCCGAGGGCGCGCTTCTGCACCTGCAGGATGCGGCCGGGAATGGCGCTCATCTGCTGCGCGGCGTCGAGCGCGCCGGTGAACTCGACGGCGAAACTGGTGTAGCGAGCCATCAGTCGCCCTCCCCTTCGATTTCGGGAAGGTCGACGGTCTGGCCAGCGAGCGCATGCGTGCAATCGCCGAGGAACTGAATGCGGCCATCCCGGACGAAGGAATGGCAGATGCCACACGGGACGTCCCACGGCTCCTCATCCGGGAATCGTTCCTGGAAGTCGCAGGCGCAATTGCCGATTGTCTGGCCCGGATTGCAGTAGTGCCCGGTGGTGGCCTTGATAGACGGGCTGAAGGTCGGTGCATCCAGATTGCCGTTGAATCCCCATTGCGCGTGGCCGATATGAGGCGACCGTTCCATGCCAGCGGGAGTCCAATCGGTCTGCATACCGTGGACACGGCCGCAGCCCGGACAGTTGATCCGCACCTGCCAGAAGCGCCCCTCGGCATCCAAAGCGATCTGCGCGCGGCTCATCGGAAATACCTCACGATGATGCGGGCCTGCATGGCGACTTCGGCGGCGCCTTCGGGGCGGTCCAGGATGGCGATATCGGCGACGTGCACGCTTCCTGCGCCCGGCGGCAACTTCACTTTTCCCTGGCCATAGGCAGCGATGCAGTTCTCCACGTCCTCGATCAAGGCGTGGATCTGTTGCTGGGCATCATCCAGCGACGTGCTGAGGGATCCCTCCACCAGCAGGCTGAAGATGCGCACGGGCTTGCCCGGCCGTTCATTGTCCAGCCCGGGGCCAAGGATCGGTTCGCTGTAGATCATCAATCCCAGCGCATCGGTGCGCTGGTGGTCGGTGGTCCAGACATTGCTGCCGGCGTCGGTCAGATAGCCGTTGGCCACGGTGATCGTGGACAACTGTGCCTGCAGCGCGAGGATCAGGAGCCAGCTGCGCGATGCGGTGGCGATGGGATCAGCCATGCAACACCACCCGGGCGACGATGCCGTCGTCGGTGTCGATGGATTCCACCTTGCGGGTACTACCGTCGATGGTCAGCAAGTCGCCGCGCGCGGGCACCCATTGCGCGCGCAGGAAGTTGGCGAGCGTGTTGCGGCCAATCACCTGGCCGTACTCGCCGACGCGGGCCACACCGTCCTCCACGACCACGCGCACGGGCACCGCGGCATCGGTGCCGCGCTGCATGAAGGCGTCGACGCCCAAGGCGTCGAAGAGCTCGACGTGGGCGTCAGCAAAGATGGCGGCAGCATCGTTCACGGCTGCACCTCCGTGCCCTGGATCGTGCTGATCTGCGTCAGCTTGGCGTTGGCCCGTTGCAGCGCGGCGCGGCGCTTGGCGGCCACGTCGAAGCACTGCGCAATCGGGCCTTCCGCCACAGGCTCCGGCTTGGTCAGGTAGGGCTTCACCCTGACGTAGACGAAGCGCTCGACAGTGACGATCGTGGGCGTGACGATCTTGTCCGCACCCGGCAGGTCGGGCTTCACTGCGGGCTTGCACGCGGCCAAGGTCAGCAGAACGGCGATCAGCAGCAGCGCGCGCATGTCAGTACCCTTCCAGGGCCGGGCAGGCCCGTTGCACTACGTTCAATGCGCCGGCGCAGTCCGGGTTGCTGAGCTGCCTGGCGTAGCGATCGATGAAGTCCTTCAGCGTGCGATCGGCATCGGCGACGGCCGCTTGTGCGGCAGCGATGGCACGCTCGCCCTCTGCCTGCAGTCGACGCTTCTCGCCCTGCGCGGCCTTCAGTTCGAGCTGCAGGGTGCCGATGGTTTTCTGGCCGGCGAGGTTGGCCAGTGCCAGTTCGTCGGACTTGTTCTTCCACACCTGCTTTTCGGTGTTGGCGACGCGAAGGTTGGCGACAGCGACATCCCTGGACGCATCGGCCATGTCACGCTGTAGGCCCAGCGACGAGTCATGCGCCCACCAGCCGAGGTTGCTCAGCAGCAGCGACAACGCCAGCACGGCAATGGCGTACAGCAGCGGTTTGACCGTGAGGGTCGGCAGCAGGCTCATGCGCCGGACTCCGCCAGCTGCGCTTCATCCTTGCGCCGATCGCACAGGCCCTGGCCGTTCGGCGTGCCCGCCCACAGCCGGCACATGGCTCGCAGCTGGGTGGCGATGCAGCGCACGTCGGCGGCAGGCAGGCACACATCACGGATCTCGCGCTTCTCGGCATTGCGGCTGCCGATCATCGAGGTACCGCGGTTATAGGTGAGGCTGACCAGCGCGCCCTTCGCGCCCGATGGCAGCGCATCGAACGGCTGAGCGCGGAAGGTGTCACGCGTGGCGACACGGTAGGCCGGCAGCGACACGCTGGCGAACACGTCGTAGGCCAGCGGATACGGCGTGACGATGTCACGGTAGTTGGCTAGCGCACTGCGGGCGCGATCGCCCACGATGCCGGCGGCACCGGCCAGGCGCGACACATCGGCATGCGCGGCCCAGGCCGAACTGATATCGCGCGGTGTCTGCATGCCGCCGTCATAGCCAATGCCCCAGGTGATGCCCGACGCACCACCCGGCCACACGGGATGTAGCAGCTTGCGGGTGTAGTTACCTTCGCCGGAGATCTCCCAGCGCACGATAAGGGCGACCGCCGCCGGCGAGACCAGGGGAGGCTGGATCTGCACCGGCGACGGCACCAGGGTCTGCACGACTTCGCGCACGTCCACGGCGGTGGGCGCGGCGACATCGGCAATGGTGGATTGCACATGCTCGACGGCGGCGTCCACCGGCGCGGCGTCGGAAGCCGGCGTCGTCTCGACGTGCGGCACCTGTGCCTGCGGGGAGGCAGGCACATGGCAGGCAGCCAGCAGCGCGATTAGCGCGCCGGCCAGAAAAAGGCGAAGGCGAGAATGATGCATGCGAACGTCTCCAGACGGTCCTTGATGAGCAGCCACCGCGCGCCGGCGTCGCCATCGCGCGCAGCGGCATGCAGTGCGACTTCCTGCTGGGTGTCGATGTCGTGCAGGTAGAGCTTCTTCATGACCCACGACGCGCCAAGCGCAGCGGCCGCATAAGCGCATAGCGACGGCAGCTCGGCCAGCCAGGCCAGCGCGTCGCCGGTCATCGGCGTCAATGCGCCGAACACGGTGAAGGCGAGCACGGACAGCACGACCATGCCCGGCAGCCAGAGGGTGAATTCCTGGCTGTGGTAGACGGCCGACGCGATGCGGCGACCGATATGGGTCAACAGGGTTTTCATGGTGTCTTCTGCGCCTGTTCGACGCGGTTGAGGCGCCGTTCGATTTCGCCGATGCGCCAGATCAGGCCGGTATCCAGCGTGGCCTTCATCTCGCGCACGTCGCCCTTGAGCTGCTGCAGCTGCTGGCCCTGGCTGGCGACCTCGGCACGGATGTCGGTCATGATGATTCCGCTCAGCGTGCCGATGACGGTCAGCAGCACGGGTACGCCGAAGGTCGAGATGACCTTCGCGAGCGTGCTCTGCGTCGCCGATTCGATGCTCATGTTCTTGTCAGCCATCGCCCTGTTCCGGTGCACCCCAACAAGCCCGCCGACACGCGCATGGCATGCCGGCGGGAACGGCGCTATCAGGTGCGCTTGCCCTGCAGCAGCGATTTCGGCCGCGTGCAGTAGTTCAGCGCGTTCATCTGCACTTCCAGGCTGCGGCCCTTGCCGTTCGGCGTCGGGTACTGCTTGGCGTAGCGCGGCAGGCCGATCGTGTTGACCGTCTCCTCGTAGTCCGCCGGCGCGTACACCGTCCGCCACAGGCCGGGCACGCCGGTCGGGAAGATGTGGCACTTGTCGGTGTTGATGAACGACGTGGCGCCCACCGCTCCGCGGTAGTTCTCCCAGACGATTCCGCCGAACTCAAATACGCCGTAGACGGCACCGTTCGGCGTGACGTAGCCGTCGCGCAGCACGGTGGCCATCGGCGTGCCCTTGTACGATTCGACGACTTCGGGATGCGAGAGCAGGTCGTCGAAGAAGTTGTCGCCGCACTCGGCGAAGATCGGGCCGACGATGGTGCCGCCGAGGTTCTTGGCCACCAGACGCACCGCCGCGGCGCACTTCTTGCGCAGGGCACCCGACGCCGGGCTGGCGTTGTCGAGGTCGAAGTCGATCTCCGCTTCCTGCGACACCCCGAACTCGGTGAACAGGTTGTACAGCGTGCTGCCGTCACCGTTGAGGATCAGGCCCTTCAGTGCACCCACACGCTGGTATTCCAGCGTCGGGTCCAGCTTGAGCTGCACGTGGGACTGCATGCGCGCATTGACGCGGTCGGACAGTACTTCGAGCTGGCTGGTCTGGCCGAAGGCACGCACGTTCTGCACGCTGTCGGCGCTGATGTAATCGTCCACCTGGTAATGCGGGATGACCAGGCTGCGCGCGGTGCGGCCACTGGGGGCATCGGACTGGCCGGGGCCGCCACGCGGGGTCGGGTTGACCAACTTCAGCTCGCCGCCATCTTCCTCGATCATGATGGTGGTGGTCGGCACGCCCTCTTCCTGCCAGCCAGCGACCTGGCCGGCGCGGCCGGGAACAAACGGCATCGCATTAATGCTGTCGGTGAGCGAGACAACGCTGAAGGCGTCGCCGTTGAAGACATCGGACATCGGTTCCATGGGGTTCTCCTGGGATCAGCGCAGGACGATGCCCAGCTCGGCGAGCTGTGCAATCGCGGTGGATTTCTGGGGCTCGGTGATGGCGGCAGGCCACACCAGGCCATCGGCCCGCGCTTCCGCCTGGCGACGGATCACGACGCAGGCGGCGTCCGCATCGGCGGCATTGGTGTTGTCCCACAGCACGCCGGCCGCGATCTGCGAGCCATCGGTGCCGGCGGGATTGAGCACGGTGAACTCGCCGGCCGTGACGACCACGTTGATCACCGCGCCCACGGCCCAGTCGGCCGCGCCGTCGGCGACGGTGAGGTTGATGTGGGGCGTGGCATAGGCCACCGCGACAGTCAGGTTCGGGAGGTATTCGCCGGAGGGCGTCTGCACGCTGAAGGTGCCGGCACCCGTGGCCGCAGCCGTGCAAGTCAACACGTAGGTGCCGACTTCCGCGGCGCTGCCGAGGGTCACGGCGCCAACGGCACCATCGCCGGTGCCCGAAATCTTGGTGCCGACGGCGGTGAGCAGGGCCGCGACGACGGCGCCGGCCAGCAGGTTGTTGCCGCTGGACAGGATGCCATTTTCGCGCGAGTAGGTGCCGTTGGCTTCCGAGAGCAGGAAGTCGCCAGCGCGGGGGTTTTCGGTCTTGGAACTCATAGGGGCGGCTCCTTACTTCTTGGCCAGGGAGGCTTCGTTCGCGGCCTGGCGGCGCGCGGCGAAGATGTTCTTGGGCGACAGGTTCACGACCTTGGCGCCTTCGCCGCGGTCGTCGCCGGGGCGCGCGTGGGTCGCGGCGGGCGGTGCATCGCGGCGGATCGCTTCGAGCGTGATGCCGCGGTCCTGCGCGGCCTTGACCATCGCCAGGGCGAAGGTCGCCGGGCTGTCGCCGTTTTCGATCGCCGCGTTGGCCTCGGCGGTGAAGCCTTCACGGGTGAGCGCGTGGATCTCGGCGATGCGGGTGCGCTCGGCGGTGATGGCGCCAGCGGTGCTGGCCTCGCGACCGGAGGCCTCGCCTTCGGCACGGGCCTGGGCTATGGCCGCGTCGTTGGATGCGATGACGATGTGCTCGGCGGCGTGGCCCGCGGCGAGCGCGCTGCGCAGGTCTTCGGTGGTAGCGACCGTGACCTGTCCTTTGTCGTTGGACATGGTGGTATTCCTCTTCGGAAGGCTTGCGGAGCCGGCAAGCTCGGCGATCACGGATTCAAGCGATCCGATGCGATCGGCCATGCCGGCTTTCACCGCGGCGGCGCCGATCAGCACGCCGCCGCGGCCAAAATCGGCCAGCACTGTCTGGGGGGTGACACCGCGGTTGGATGCGACGGCGTTGACGAATACTTCGGCCAGGGCGTCGACGATCGACTGCACCTTCGCGCGGCCTTCGTCGGTGGCCGGGTTGATGCGCTTGTCGGGCGACTGGCTGCTGACGATCTCGACCGTGCGCACATCGGACTTCGCATCGCGTGCGCTGGTGTCCAGGTAGGACATCAGCACGCCGATGGAACCGAGCACGGCGGTCTCATCGATGATGACTTCATCGGCCGCGCTGCCAAGCCAGAACGCCGCCGACGCCATGGTGCCGCCCGCATACGCCTTGATGGGCTTGATGTCGCGGCCGGCGCGGATCAGCTTGCCGAGCTCGTTGATGCCGGTGGCCTCGCCGCCGGGCGAGTTGATGTCCAGCACGATGGCGCGCACGTACTTGTTGTCCAGCGCAGACTGGATGTCGCGCGCCAAGGTGCCGGTGGACGTGGCGCCAGAGATCTCGGTGAAGAGATTGGCATAGCGGAAGATGGGGCCGGTGACCGGGATCACGGCGACGCCGTCACGCATGGAGACGGTGCGCGCGTTGTCGAGCGGCCGACCCAGGCGCGTCTGCAGTGCCTCCGGATCACCGCAGCGGTTGGCAACGGCCAGCACGGTTTCCAGCGCTTCCTGCTGGATCAGCCACGGCCGCGAGGCGGCCAGTTCGAAGGCGTCGATCATGGGGCGGGTGCCTCGCTCGGGTTGGCCGGGTCGTCGGCGCTGTCGTCTACGACCGTTGCCGCGGCGGCGGACGGCACGGGCGTTGGAGCGAACGGGAGCCTGAGTTCACGGCGCAGTTGCATTTCGCGCGCACGTTGCGTGATCACCGTGGTCCAGTCTTCGCCGGACATGGCCGCGGTTTCCATGGCTTCGTTGCTGACACCTGTCTCGATGCGCGTCTTGGCGGCATTGGCCTCTTTCTGTTCGTCCATCGAGCCACGCGCAGGGCCGACCCATACCGCGCGCTGCCAGGCGCGTCGACGGATCGGGTCGCCATAGCCGGGAAGACGCAAACGGCCGGAGGCGACTTCCTCGTCCATCTGCAGGCAATACAGCGGCTGGCAGAACTGCTGCACCAGCATCTGGCGGCGGAAAAGAAACATGCGCCAGGCTTCGAGCATCGCGGCACGCGCGGCCGAATAGCTGGAGTTGAATTGCAGCAACAGGACGTCGGTGGGGATCTCGGTGGCCGCGCCGATCTGCTTCACGATGCTCATGAAGAACGGATCGAAGTTGGCGTTGGGGCGTGACGGGTTGACCGCGTTTGCCGTCTCGCCAGGGGCCAGGTCGACGATGGCGCCGTTGCCCAGGGACAGCGCACCACCCTCGCCGAAGGCCGGCAACGGGTTGCCGTTTTCGTCGGTCTCTTCGCCGGTCTTTTCGATGAAGACGGTGAGCATCGCGGAGATCACGGCGGCCATCAGCTCGGCGCCGCTGAAGCGCTCCAGCTGCTTCAGCGGCTCCAGGATTGGCGCGAGGAACGGCGCACCGCGCAGCTGGCCGGGCCGTTCCTTGTCGTTCCAGACCTGCAGCACGCGGCGACGGCCGGTGGTTTCGCCGAACATCGGGTAGTACGTCCAACGCGCCACGCGCAGGTCGATACGATCGCCGGGGTGCGTGTTGCGAATCCACACGCCGACCGGCATGACGCCATCGAGTTGGATGCCGTCGATGCAGGTGGCGGTGTCGCCGGCGTTGTTCGGGTTGCTGATGCGGTCCGCCTCGATCAGCTGGACTTTCAGCTCACCGACGCCGCCCGGGCGCATCTCCATCGGCGTGATCGCGAACAGGTCGCCGCTGGACATGGCCGACAGCAGCGCCAGGCCCTGCAAGCCATAGATGTCATGCGTGCCTTCCACGTCGCATTCGCGTGGATCTTCGGCCCAACGCTCCCAGCCGGCACGCAGCTGGGCATTGAAGACCTCGCCCTCTTCTGCCGTGATGCCCAGCGCCTGGTAATCAACCGAGGGACGACAGACCACGCCGGTGCCGACCACAGCGGTGCGCGGGCGCAGCAGCGCGGCACGCGCGATCGGGTAGTTGCGGAAAGCATCGCGGGATCGTGCGCGCAGCGTGCGCAGCTCATGCGCCGGCATGTCGCTGGTCGCGCTGCCAATGCTGGCGAACCAGTTCTGCAGGCTGCGCAGGGTGCGCGAGGCGCCGCGCCAGCGCGTGCCCTGCACTTCCGTCGGCGCCGATGCCTGGGCGACCGGGAGCGCGGCGCGCTCGTCGCGGTCAACCGGAATGATCGCTCCCAGGCGATCGGCGGCAACGCTGGCGGAAGCGTGGCCAGCCATCAATCGGGCACCGCATAGGTGACGCGATTACGCGTGCGCGTGGTGCCGGCCAGGGTGCGGCGCAGTTCGGCAATGTAGGCGTCGATCTGCTTCAGACCCTCGACGGAATACTGGATCGTCCGGTCGCCGAAGGTCACCGACGAGCGCGTGGCGCCCGTGCGCCAGGCGTGGCGGGCGGCGATCGCTTCGTCGAGCTGGTCTTGCAGTGTGGCCATGCCATCCGGTCGGTGTGCCGGGGCCAACAAAAAGCCCCGCGCGATGGCGGGGCTTTCGATATGTCGGCAGGCCCTGCCGACACCTGATTATTGTCAGATCGCGTCCGGACGCACGCAGTTATCTGAACGAATGATAAATGCTTAAATCACGGCGCTAAGGCGGACGACGCGCTGGCGCCGCTTAGCTCCAGGCTGGGCGACGCAGGACGCGTCGGGATTTTGATCCATTCCGAATACGGCAATCCGATAGTCGCCTCGGCATACCGCAACGCCATCCCATACCAGTCATCGTCCAGCTTTCCACCATCGCTCCGGTTTTCGCAGAAAACGCTGTCGATCACATGATGCAGCTGCAATGGTTCGAATGCGGCGCCGTCGACATGCGGCACAAACCGAAACGTCACGCCACCGGCCCGGAAATTTCGCGGCTCACCCCATTGGCTCATGGTCTACTCCTTGATTAGGCGGCTCATCGTACAAGTCGGTTTCTTCTCCGGCCAGACAACCTCGTAGCCGAGCATCTCGCCGAGCTCGCACATGGCAACCTGCGAGTTGTAGCGGCCGCGCGCCGTGAAAACCTTGCGAGCGGCCTTCATCACGGCGGCCGGCAAGCAATCCGCGCACCACTGCACCTCGACTTCATGTCTGCACTTTTGCATGCGTGTTTTCCGGAAGGAACCTTTACCGTCTCGACGTGGAGCTCAACGGTCATGCGGCATCCTCATTCCGTTTCCTCGAACGCCTGATATTCGAGGTCGTGTCCCTCTGTGTCATTGCAGACCACGACCAGCGCCTTACCGCGGGTGATCTCCAGAAATCGACCGAGACGAGACATCGTCTCAGGATCGCCTGCGTAAAAGTTAGTCATCGCGCCGCGGTGCCCCTGGCCGATCCATAGCAATTGTTTGGTCTCATGACATACCAGCGAGAAAGTCTGACTCATCAATTGCACCTGCTCATCCTAGGAAGTCGCCGGGTTTTCAAAGAAGCCGTCCGGTCTCGGTGTAGTCCCCTCCTGCATGATCACCGCAGGAAAGCCAGCAGCGTAGCATTCACTAGCCTCCTGCTCAGCCAGCTCATACGTTTTGGCGGCCGAGTTCATTTCCCAATCTGACGGGGTGTATCCGAGATTGGTGTCGATCCACACCACGTAGAGCTTCGGCGGCGCGACCGACTCGGCTTGCTCATGTTTCCTCTCGATCGTCGCTTGCATGCCGCTACCTCATTGTTATGCGTTTGAAGTCGACCACCCATACCCACGGGTTGGCGTTCCAGCTGCCTGCGCCGTTGATCGACTCCCACAGATCGCGGAACGCACGGCATGGATCTTCGCGACCGGCGTCACTTTCTACGACGTCGGCCCAAGCCAGTGGTTCGGCACTGAAGCGATCCTGGTAACCGGAACCGATGGACAGGCGGTGGATACCTTCGGCCTCAGCTTGCGCATCGCTGATGTCCTGCAGCCGCTCCACGCGCACGCCGGTCACTTCCAGCGTGATGCGGCTGGCCCAGCGGGGCATGTGGATGGATGGCTTGCACCTGTACTGAGTGCTTCGCAGTTCGTCGCGATCGTGGTCTTTCAGGTCCGCGTCGTACTCCAGGTGAACACGCGCCTTCGCACCGAGTAGCAATGTGGGTTTGAAGCCTGACTCATCTTTCCAGAACGTTTCGCGCACCCATAGCCGATCGCCTGGCTGGCCGTAGGGGTTGCGCACCAGCACCTGCGCTCCAGTGTCCTTGTCGTGGAAAGCCGCATGCGAAGTGCCCGGTCCGCTGACCATGCCAAGGAACTGGTAGCGGTCCGGCTCGGCATTGATGACCTGGAGACCAGACACCCGCCGAGTCACCGTCTTGCGGCAGTCGAGAATGGCGCGAACCATCGTCGCGCTGAAAAGGATGGGGCGCTCTTTCATGATCAAGCCCTCGCCAATGCATGATCGCGTGGCACCCGGAAGCCAGCGGCATTCGCATGGCCACCACCGCCGAATTGCGCGGCGATCGCGGATACATCGAGGCCGTCAGCAGCGGAGCGCAAGCTGAAGACCCGCATGTCGGAGGTGTCCCAGTAGCACGCAGCGAAAGGCTCGCCCGCGGCCATCCGTTCGCCCGCATCGCTGGTGAGGGTGTGCGGAAGGCTGGCCACCGGCACGTCATGGCCGGCGATCGTCATGCGACGTTTGCACAGGTCGACGAGTTCGGCCACGTCCTTGTGGTGTTTGCGTTCGATGGCTTCGCCTTGGAGCTGGAGCAAATCCGCCGGGGCACGGGCGAGCACGTCCCACACGTCGAATCGGTATGGGTAGCTGAAAAGCGTCGCGCTGATCTCGCGGGTGCCCGGCAACGCGAAGCGCCACAGGTCGCGATCCTCCACATGATTGACCAGGGCGGGACGTGCCACGCCGGGGTGGAAGAAGTCCCAGGCAATGCCGGCGCCGCTGCGGTTCATGTCGAACAGTGCATAGACGACGGAGCGGCCGATGTTTTCGCAGCGGTCCATTTCGACGCAGGCCTGGATCTGTTCCCAGTTGCGTGGAGCGGTCCGCTCGGGCGCATCGATGCGCGCACAGGTGAGGTATTCCGGCCCCGTGCGAGATTCCCGTGGAACATCCGCTTCCGCGCTTTTGTGATGATCGAGCAGCAGGATCGACCGGGCGGTCAAGGCTATGGCGCGCAGCACGTCCGGGCTGTAGCTGAAGTCGACCAGGATGACATCGCGCCCGGCGACATCGGGCGGTGGCGACTGATACGCGGCGGGCATGTAGACGGCACCGGCGCCAAAGCGGCGCCAGACGGCCCAAGCCGCGGTGAAGCCGTCGGCGCAGTTGGCGTGGTAGATGACGAGTGGCTGTGCAACAGGATTCATGCGGGTTCTCCGGTGAGCGCCCCTTCGACGAAGGCGATGGCGGACTTGAGGTAGGCGTAATACGCAGACCTGCCGATGGACACGCCGATGCGCGACAGGCGCTGCAGGCGTTCGCTTTCCGGCAGGCCGGCCATGAAATATTCGGCGCGCAGCACGCGGGCTTCGCGCCAGCGGCCCTGGCTTTCCATGCGTTGGACGATGCGCTCGACGCGATCGGCTTCGGGATCGACGCAGCGCGGCGCCGTGCCCGCCAACGCCTCGGCGCCGGCGTAGCCGGTCCTGGCCAGCTGGTCGCCGCCGTAGGCGCTGGCCCAACACTGGAGCTGCTGTTTCGGGTCGTGCGGGTCGGGCATGGCGGATCTCCTATTTCAGGCCGGCGTGACGGGTGCCACGGGCTGGGCGATGCGTAAGGGGTTGACTGGGGCCGCGCAGCACTTCGCGGGCGCGTTGCACCAGGGCGGCATCGAGCAAGGCAACGATGGGTGAGCCGGGTTCACCGAGCTGGTCGGTGAGCGCGCCGAGCACGGCGACTTCATCAGCCAGGCCGCCTGTCGCGCGGCGCCACTGGTCAAGGCGATCGCCGTCGATGGTGGACATGGGCTCGCGATCGATCTGGCAGAGGATCTCGTCGATCGCCTGGCGTACCGGCATGCCCCGGAGCCCGATATATGTTTCACGGGAATCACCCGCTATGGCTGGCGGTTCCGGTAAGACCGACGCGCCCTGCTGCGCCCGTTCCATCAGGCGCGCCTCGCGCGCCGCCCAGTCGGCCAGGCTCAACCGATGCAGGCGCAGCTCATGGTGGTGCGCGGCCGCGTAGGCGTAGACGAAGGTGTCCAGCGGTTCGTTGCGGACACTGCTGCGGTTCTTTTCGAAGCGGCCCTTGCGCGGGTTGAAGGTTTCACTGACTAGGCCGTCCAGGTAGAAATCATCCAAGTCTTCGGAGAGGTGGATGAGGCGTGCCTCGGGCGCGGCGTCGGCATCGCTGGACAGGCGCTGGAACAGCCAGTGCTTCACGCCTACCGTGCCCACGTGATAGATGTGCACGCCCTTCTTGTCGAGCTTGCCTTTGTAGTTGACGTCTTCCAGCTTGGGTCGGTTGATCACCGGCGCGTTGTTGGGTACCGCGCCGAAGATACACATGGGCCGAAGCACGCGACGCGATCGAACGAAGTGCTTGACGTGTTCGGTGCGGTGGCCGCCCGCGTCGATGGCAGTGGCTTCGATGCGCAGCCAGCCACCCAGTTCGTGGGCCAGCGGGCGGTTGAGCAGGTCGGTGAGCTTCGCCCAGACCTCGTCCTCGCCGGGGTCGCCCGCTAGCTCGACGTAATCCAGCACCCAACACGTCATGCCGCGGCCCCAGCCGAGAATGGTGACGGCCAGGCGATCGTCCTGGGTATCCACCCCGGCGGTGAGGGCCAGCACCCCGCGCGGCGCCGTGCGCAGGCGATACAGCTCGCGGCGATCGCGGATGAGGTTGACCTTGACCTTGCGCAGGGAAGGGTCTTCCCAGGCTTCGGCGAGACGGTCGTTGATGAAGGTTTTCAGCTTGGCGGGATCGCCCTGGGCATCGAGCCACATGCCGACCAGGTCGACCCAGCGCGGGCCCAAGCCCATGGGGTAGTACAGGCAGTTGGCGTGATAGCCGCGGATCTTCCGGTCTGGGTAGGTCGGCACCCATCGGCCGCGGGCGATGAGGTCGGTCTTCTGGTGTTCCTCGATGACGACGCCGCACTCGCGGCAGCCGTACCAGCAGCGCTTGCCGTCGGGCGTCCAGTGCAGCCCGCTCCATTCGAAGGACTGCTCGTGGCCGCAGTCTGGGCACGGCCAGAGCCAGTGGCGCTGGTCGGATTTCGCCCATAGCGCGGTCAGGCGACACAGGCCGAGGATCTCCGGCGTGCCGACCTTGAAGCGCTTGTAGGTGCTGGGGAAGGCCGAGGTGCGGCCATCGAGCATGGCATCGGGGTCGTCGCCGCTTTTCAGCGCGCTGGCGAAACTGGAGAACTCGTCGACCAGCAGCAGCCCGACCGCGGTGGACTTGAGGCGCACGGGGTTGCCGGCGTGCTCGATATAGAGCTGGCCACCCTGGAAATCCTTGAAGCTTCGCCGGTTGCTGGATTCGCGGCTGGCGATGCTGGTGAGCACACGCTGCACCGAAGGGGTTTCGTCGATCAGCGGATTGAGCTTCTGGTCGATCCACTTGTTCATCGACACTTCGCCCGGCAGCGTCACCATGATCGGCTGCGGGTTTTCTTCCATCGTGTAACCGAGGATGTTCGTCTCGATTTCGCTTTTGCCGAACTGGATCGGGAAAAGCGCGACGGCTTCATGCACGGGGCTGCGCGCGCTGAAGCAATCCATCACCTCGACTTGCAGCGGGTTGCGGCTGTTGTCCCAGGCGCCGGGGATGGCGCTGCCTTTTCGCGACAGCCGCCGCTTCGCCGCAGCCCATTCGCTGACGCGCAGGAGCTTGCGCGGTGCGATGGCACGAGCCACCGCGCGGGCGATCTCGGTTCGGGCGACGGCGTAGGCAGCGCTCAAGGTTTTACTGCCCGCCGGCGGCGAGGGAGACACGCTCGGTGCGTGAGCGCTTCACGGTGACGACGTAGACGATCCCGTCGCCATCCATGCGACCCGCTACGCGGACGCTTTCCCGATCCGCCTTGGGACAGGCCAGGCCTTCGCCGGTGGCATCGCAGAAGGTCAAGTGCACCGCCGCGGCGGCGTGCTTCGGCGTGGGCAGCGAGCTCGCCTGGAATGACCAGCGCGGATGGTCTTTCGCACTGTAGAAGCTGAGGTCATGGTAGTCGAAGTTCCTGCCGCGCCGGATACACCACCAGCCCGCCTCGCCGGCCGAGGTTCCGCGCAGGAAGGTGACCGAGACGAGACCATCGCCCAGGTCGGTTGTTTGACACTGCTGATTCATGCTGACGCCTCGCTCTTGCCGATGGATGTGAATTTGCGTGCGAGCTCTTCGAGCGCCTGCTCGATGCCGTCGCGGAGTTTCTGCCGCACGACGTCTTCGTCGTCGGTGGCGGCCAGTTGGGGCGCCAGGACGGCAGGCAGCAACTCCAGACGGCTGCGCAGTTGGACGATCGCGTCCGCGGCGCTGGCCACGACTTCGTCGCGCTGCATGAGGCCGCCCATTTCGAGCTGTTCGTCGCGTAGCGCCTTGCGCGCCAGGGCCTCTTCGCGCTCGGCCTGTGCCCGGGATCGACGGAGGGAAAGGGGATCGACCGGAAACGCCGGTGAATCCGCGTCCGGGATAGCGCCGTCGTCAGCCGGCGGCGCTATCGGCGCCGCCGCCGAAGCGGGACCGCGGGCGGCGGCATGCCGGGCGCGCACGCCCTCTTTCGCCGGGTCACGCGTGGAGGCGATGAGCTGCAGGGATTCGGCTACGCGCACGCGGCGGCCATCTTCCGTGAGCACCAGGCGGCCGGCCTGGCGAAGCGCCGTCACGTAACCTGGCTTGCAGCCCAGCCGGGACGCGAACTCGCGAAAGCCTTCGGTTTCCGGCAGGTCAGCCATGGACTTCACCCTCTTCCTTTTTTTTCAGAGTTTCGAAAGAAGAGAGAAATGCGCGCGCGAGCGCGGGCAGTCTGCGGCGACAGCGCGTATCTGCGGGCAGGTTTGCGGGGAGCGCGAATCCGCAAACCCGCACCACGACTGCGTGTCTGCGGCTTTGCGGCGTCTGCGGGCACGTGCCTCGTGTGCGCGCATGTATGCGCGCGAGCGGACGCAGGGTCGTGGCGCCACCCCTCGCGCGGGCGGGCGCTCGATAGGCCGCAATGCCGCAGAAGGCCAGTCGCAGAGCCATTCTTGCCAGCAAACTTGCCCGCAGGTTTGCGGGCAAAGGCCGCAAAGTGGAGGTCGCGAGCATCAGAAGTCCCCCTCTTCCCAGGTGGGACCGTCGGTCTGGCCGGCCTTGTAGTCGCCCGCGCGGTTTCGCATGGCCGTGATTTGCTCCCCGAGCCAGTCGGACTCGACCGCACCTTCAGGCGGGCGCTGGCCGAACATCAGTGTCGAGAGCGGATTGGAGAGGGTCTGCAGCTTGCGGTGCCCTTTGCGCTGTGCTTTGACGCCGCGACGCTTGTCGAGCAGATTCACGAACCGCTTGATCGACGCCGGTCGGACGCCCTGGTTCGCGCACCAGTTTCCGTAGACGCGGAACCAGTCTTCGGTCAGCCCCGGCATGGGCTTGAGCGGCGGGATCTCGAGCGCGATCAGCGCATCGACGAAATCCACCGGGCTGTCCTGTGCGAGCTTGACGAGATCGCGCTTCGCTTCGGTGTCGGGGGGAAGCACGCCTGGATTGAAGTCGCCGAGGTCGAGGTGCAAGAGGTAGTCATGCAGCGCGGCGATGCCGCCATTAGCCAGCTCGTCCATGATGGCTTTGTAGTAGGCGGGGTCTTTCTTCGGTGGCGTCCAGATGATGCAGTGGCGGCGATCGTCTTCTTCCAGCACGACCGGCATCGACTCGTTCGAGAGGAACACCAGGTTGAGATGGTTGACTTCGTCGTAGGCGGCGATGTGCTTCGGGTTGATACGGATGCGCTGGCCGGTGACTAGGACCTTGAGCAGGTTCTTCTGCTCATAGCGGTGCGCCTGCGCGACCACTTCGTCGGCGATCAGGAACAGCTTGCGGCTGGCCCAGTCGTTGTGTTTGTCGACCAGGGCATTCTGGTCGAGGATCGAACCGTACTGGCCGTAGATCGCCATGATCGTTTCGAAGAACAAATTCTTGCCGGCGCCCTGCCCACCGTGTACGACGATGGTGGATTTCATCTTGGCGCCAGGATGCTGGATCGGGTACGCGCACCAGCGCAGCACCCACTGATACAGCGCGTGGCTGTTGCGCTCTTCGCTGCACAAATAGGCGAGGAGGTCGAGCACGCGATCGCACTTGCCAGCTTTTGGCTCGGTCGGCCAGCCACCCCAAAGGTTGCAAGTGACGGCTGGGTCGGCGCACGGCGGATCGAAGCCCACTTCCATCATGCGCACGATGTCGCGGTCCGCATGCTCCATCCAGGCCTTGTGCAGTTCGGGCCGCACGCAGGCGTTCTTCATGTCGCTGATGGGCAGCAGACAGTGTTCCTGCGCATCGAACACCGCGCCGCCTCCACCGTAAACCAGCGAATAGCGCTCGAGCAGTTCATCGAGCGTCTGGATCGGACGCAGCTTGGCGCCCTTCCCCCCGGGTGCGGAGGATGAAACGGCGCGCAATGCCGGAGGCGCCCAGCGCAGATCCGAGAGACGGGCGGCCACCTGGGCGCCGACCACGGCCAGGCCTTCCGCAGCATGGACGTCGTTGAAGTCGGAATCCTTCGCGCCGCGATCGAGATATGCCGCCCTGCGCTCGTCTTCCAGCGCGAACGCTGGCAACAACCATTCGCCACCCACTGACATGGCCGCGGCACTGGCGCCCTCGACGCCGGCGTTGCGGTATAGGTGAGGCTTACCGCACGTGGGGCAATCCACCGGGTGCAATGGCAGAACGATGCGGGCCTGGCAGTCCTTCTGTTGGCACTTGCCCAGGGCGTCGTCATCCGCGCAGACCAGGATCTTCGCGCGCTTGTATCGCCGGTGCAGTTGCTCGGCTACAGCCTTCAGGTTGCCGGCATCGAAAGCGCACGCAACCGGATATCCCGTTGCGGCGTGCAAGGTCGCCGCCGTGGCGTATCCCTCGGCGATCAGCACGATCCAGTGCGGCTGATGTCCCAGGAGGTGGTAGTGGTTCTTCTTCTCGCAGCCAGCTGGCCAGAACTCTTTCACCGGCCGCTTGCCCTCGCGGGCCTGGGCGTCGGTTCGAAGGAACTGAAGGCCGTGGATCTTGCCTGCGGTGTCAATGAGCGGCACTACCGCGGTGCCGTTCTTCGTGTACTTCAGGCCGTATCCAGGCACGCCCTTGCGCTGCAGGTATGGCGAATCGCCATCCGGCAATAGCCGGCCCCAGGCCTTCATCGCGGTGTTGGCGGCGACGGCGGCTTCATGTTTGCGCTGCCGCTCGGCTGACTTCTCTGCTTCCGCCCACATGCGGCGCATGGCGTCGCGTTGCTCGGGCGTGATGCGGCCGGTGTCGTCGCTGGGTAGCGTGACCTTCTGCGCACCGTTGCTGTTGCCGCGCCATACCCCGTAGGCGCCGACGATCAGCGAGCGGTCGACGCTGGGCGACCATTCCTTGAGCAAGTACCACCCGCGCTTCTCGCGACCCCCATCACGAACAGCTACGCGTACGGGCTTGTGTGTGCCGATGCGCAGGCGATCGCCAGGAGGAACGACGAGGCCAGCATCCTCGAGCTGGCGGAGCACGTCGTCATAGTTTGTGGGGCCTGCCATTTCAGTAACCCACGACGACACTAACTACACAGGAATTGCGGCTGTGCGACCCGCATAGGCCGCCCCAGGGGGAGGACCCATGCCCGGCCGAACCTGAATAACCTGAACGACACGCCACGGCGGCCGCGCCCCGCGCCATCGTGGGCGCCGCATTCGCATCACCCGGGGAGCGGGGTAACGAGCGCGTTTGGGGGCGCATCATTCGGCTGGCTCCAACCATTCGACACGCCGCGCCCACTGTTCGCGCATGTCTTGCCGGAGTGCTTCCGCGGCCGCTTGTCCGCGCTGCGCAGCAATCTTCTCCATGAGCGCTTCGACCTTGACCTTGCGGGTATAGCCGCGGCGCAGCCAACCCCTCGCCTCGCACTCGCGGCGCCTCAGTTCCTGCGCGAGCATCGAGGCGATGTAGGCGCGACAGCCCATGCCGGTGGTGCAGTCGGCGTGACTGCAGGTCTCCGGCAGCTGAGCAATCTCGGCATCGTGCTGGGTGCATGGAATCCTCGACAGGCGCTGCAGCGCAGCGCCCAGGCAATAACTAACTGTCAACGCCCACCCCGCTGTGTCACGTGCGCACCTTGAGCGGCAACGCACCCTGCCGAGGCGCCTTGTTCATCGCGTCCAGTTGGGCGCGGGCCTGCGCTACTTCCTCGGCCGTGCAGCCGGAAACCAGCATGCGTTGAATGGTGGCGATCGCGGCACGTGCCGTCGCCGACGGCTGCAGACGTCGTGGCCATCGCGTCAGGCGTTCCCGCGCGTGCATGGCTGCGGCGTCTCAGCATGGAAGGCTGGCGGACGGGCGATTACCACCAGCGTCACATCGTTAGGCTGGTTCATGTCGCGCTGACCTCCGGCAGGATCGCCTGCACCTGGCGACGCACCGCCAGCACCGCGCAAATCAGATCGTCCGATTGGTCGAGGATGCGTCGCGCAAATGGCAGATCCGCCACGTCGACGCGGCCATCAGCCAGCGCCGGCGCGATGGCCTCGAGCAGCTGGCCGAACTCCGACGCCAACTCGGCCAGGCCAACCGCACGCGCAGGCCCATCGGCCATCACCATCCTCACCGGCAGCAACCCGCGCCGCCGCGAAAGATCGCGCTCGCACTCGGCGCGGAAAGGTTCTGGCAGTGACAGCACCCAAGCATCGATCAGGTCGGCAGGCAGCACTTTGACCGTGCCGTCCATGTAGCGACGCAGGATCTGCGCGTTGTTGCGCATATCGGCTGCCAGATCGTCGCCGAGCCGGAACGGCACGGTGCGCACATCGGGCGCCGTCAGCGCCAGGTACTTGTCCGCCAGCGACATGGCAAACGACTGCGCATTCATCGCGGTCTCGTCGAATACGCGGCGGGTGTAGCCGTAGATCACGTTCTGCAGCGGCGGCAGGAAATGAGGCACAGGCTTCATGCGCCACCGCCTTGCGCGCCGGCATGCTGCGCGCCATGAACCACGTGCTGCCCTTCCCTGCCCGCCGGTTTTTCCGGTTCAGCGCATTGCGCCACTACGACGCGCGGCGCGGCGCCGGCCGTATCGCCGCAGTGCTGTTCGACCTGGACGGCCCACCAACCCGCGGCGAAAGCCTGCAGGGCGAACCCGAGCAACAGCGCGGCGAAGATCCACCAGAGGAACACGGCCGTGTCATCGACTGAGCGCGGCACTGGACGCAAAACATGCCGAAGAATGATGCGCTCACCCGCGGTGTTCGAAAACGCCGCCAGCAGCTCACTCTCGGACAATACATTCACCACCTTCATGCGTGGCGCGGCATGGTCAGCCATGGGCCACCTCCGCGAAGGCGCCGGCCTGCCGGTAGGATGGGAGTGCCAACCCACCACCACTACCGGAGACCGGCGATGCAGCAATCTGTTCAAGCCATTGGCATGGCATGGTTTGAGGAAGACGATTACGAGGCATTTCGCTCAGTCCTCCCCGACCGCAACTGGCACGCGACTTTCGGCGAATGGGAAGCCGCTGCGAACAAGGGATTCGAACGCCTCAAGCACCAGGGCGTCCGGGCCATCAAAGCCAAGGCTCGATCCGCTGACTTCGTTGCCTGGTGTCGGCATACCGGCCGAGACGTCAACACCCAGGCACTGCTGGACTTCGCCAACGAAGCTGCATACCGGGAAATTGTGGGCGACCATTGAGATCCGCACCTCAGGCCACCCCGCTCTGGAAGGCGCCGGCCTGCCGGTAGGATGGGGGTGCCCACCCGCCACCACTACCGGAGACCGACATGGAGCCGACAACCGTCACGCTGGAGAACGCGGCCGAGCGCCTGGCCGCCTTGGAATATATGCTGGAGAACATCCTGCCCATGCTCATCGAGGCATCTCCACATCTACCGGATATTCGGGCGACGCTGCAGGAGATGCTCGATTCGCCGCCGCCAAAGCTCGCATCGAGCACGGCGTTGCAGTGCCTTGTCGAGAACGTGCTGGATACGATTCCTTCAGCGCCTTGAGTCTCGACAGCATTGCAGCGCGCTCGGCCGCTGTGGGTGCGTTGAGCCAATCGCGCACGGCGATGCGTGCGCGTTCGATCAGTCGTTGCACGAGGTTTCTCCGGTGGACCGGCTTTCACGGGCGCCGACGTATTCGGCATCGGGGAGTTCTTCCGCAAGGAGGGTCGCGACGGGACAAGTCACTAGCATCGACTTCGCCGTGTCAGCGCACAGGACTGACCGCACTTCGGCTTCATCCAGGTAGCGGCCCAGTTTCCGGGACATCGCGATCAGCTCCGCGTGCTGCGCGGGCGTGGGAGTCGGCACCTCACCAATCACGTAGCCGTAGCCGCAGATGACGACCCCGCCCTGCACACTTGCGGCCGCGGATTCGAGCTCGCCTGGCAGCAGGTCATCCATGGGCTGCCACCGCGAAAATGCCGGCCGGCCGATAAACTGGTCGATACCAACCCATCATCACATCGGAGATCCGCATGCCGTTGAAATCCGTCGATACATCCAGCCCGGACTTCCTGGACTTCGTTGCGACCCAGATCGACCTGCACAGCACGGCCATCGCCATGCTAATGGGCAAAACCAAAGCGCTGGAATACGCGGTGGACGTACTCATTGCCGCCCACCCCGACCGCGCAGAAATGCACGACAAATGGCAAGCCGTTGCGCCAGAGCTGATCGACAGCGAGATGGGAAAGTCGATCTTCGACGAACAGGCATATCGCCAGACGTTTCAGGTGACCATGGCTTCGCTGTCGCGGCTGATCGGTCAAGGATTCGACGGGCAATAATTGCCTCACCTGCCGAGGCGTCCAAGAAGCCATCCACGGTGGCTGGATCAAGCACAGAGATAACGCGCAGGTTCGTGTCAGCCATGGGCCATCTCCTGCCGACCGGCAGCGCTTGCGTCGCCGAAGACGTCGGGACGCAGGTCGTGGCGCGTGACCTGGCCGGCCGTGGCGTGTTCGATGTCCGCGCACCGGTCGGCCGGCACTTTGTTCCGGAGCCAATAATGAATATGCCCAGTGCGGACCTTGCCGCCGATTCGACGTGCAAGCTCGCTCTGCGAGCCGCAAATTGTGATGGCCTTCTCGAGCGCAGACATTACCTGAACCTTGCAAGATTTCTTGCAACAGTAATGCAAGCATTTTTGTCAGTCAACAATGCAAAATGTTTTGCATGAACCCGCTAGGCGAAAACATAGCGGCTCTTCGGGCGGCCAACGGATGGACGTTGCAGGAACTCGCCGCCAATGTGAGGCGTTGCGGGGCCCCAAAGGTGCAGCACCAGCATCTGCAGCAGCTCGAAGCCAAGCCGAATACGCGACCGCGCTACCTCATCGAACTTGCCTGCGCTTTCGGCAAGACGGTGGAGGAGCTTCGCGCCTGGCAATCTGGCATGCCACATTACGGTCCGAACAACAGTGCGCGATCAGTGCCTCGCGTCGAGGAAGGCGGCGTGCATGCCTATCTACCGCTGCTCACCCCCGATGAGCAACGTTTGATCGACGCCTATCGTCAGTGCAATGACGACGTGCAGAAAGCCGCTCTCACACTGATCCACGCCGCGCGAACTGGTCGGCCGATAGCACGCAAGCATCGCACCTGACCAATTCTGCGTCAGAGAATCGTCTTGCCGTCGACCGTCAGACTAGTGATCGTCTTGCCGTCTGCTGTCGTGATGCATGAGGCGCTGGTGTCCAGGTTCGCGCCGAACGCATTCATCATCGTCAATCCGGAGCCCTTAGGCCACGCGAAATAATGTTCGGCCGCCGTGCCTCGATCCGTCGCATAAGGAACATGCGCTGATGATGGATTTTTCGCTACTTGCCTGATCGCCTGCTGGCACAGATATAGCGCATCCAGATGCCCGTCGCCGGCTGTTGATGGATTGCCATTGTTGGCCGTCTGCGAACACGAGTACACGGCCCAACCGAACAAGCCAGCGATCAAAAGCTTCCCGATCAGCGCACCCTGAACTGAACTTTTATTCGGCGTTGTGATCCCGCAATGCGGGCAAATCTTCGCACTGGATGCGACCTGCTTGCCGCACTCGCGACAATTGATCAGAGCCATATAACCTCCCCTGTTATTCCACGCTGGCGAGCCATCTCCAGTATAGCGATGTGGCGCGTTCGCCCAGGAATGCAAAAAAACTTGTTGACTTTGTTTGCAAGATAGTTTGCAATCCAATCCGCCCCGGCCATCCGGGGCGGGCGACCGGCGGGTCGCCAACCCGCCGGAACCCCTGACCGGCACGCTATGGCCTGAACCCCTGCAGGCCCGCAGACGACCCGCCGGCGCCCTCCACTCACTGGAGAGCGCCGATGAACACCAGCACCACCCCGCTGAAAGTCCTGGCCGACGGCACCGAGGTGCCGGCCACCGATCCCCGCACCGACCACGTCGCCATTCTCTTTCCGGATACCGGCTGGATGGTGGCGCGCGACGCGCTGACGAACGCCGATGGCGAGGCGCATGCAAACGCCGACGCCGTGGACGCTGATGCCAGGCAGTTGCACTTGCTCGGCTTCAACGACTGGTTCAATGCGCCACTCGATGAGGTCTGGCTGCGTCATGTGCTGAAGCACGATCGCTACGCACCCGCCGTCGACACCAATCTCTTCCCCGACCTGCCCACCGACGACTGGTACTGGACCGGCACCGCGGCTCCCTGGTCTTCGGGTTCCGCCTTCAGCGTCCTTCTCCTCGGCGGCGGCGTGGGCTTCCTCCGCCGCGACAGCAGCGGGTTCGGTCTCGCGTGCCGGCGTGCCCGTCAGTAATTGGCTCCTTTGCTGACGGAGATCGCCGACATGGCCAGTTCGACCACTCATGCCACACATACGCCCGGTGAATGGCGTGCGGAGTCCTGGATCGACGCGCCGCTTGCCGGCGCCACCACCGTGCTGGTGGACGATCCGAGCACAGTACTCGGCAAGCGCGTCATCGCGCATTGCCAGTCAGAGGATGCCGTCGCCGATGCCCAGTTCATCGCGGAAGCTCCCGCGATGCTCTCGCTCGTCCAGGCATTCGTCGAGAACATCGACGAGTGGGATGGCGAACCCACGCCAGGCCAGCGGTGGCACAAGGAATACGTTGCCGCCCGCGCCCTGCTCGCGAGGGTGATGCGTCCATGACCACCCATTGCACGGACGATCAGGCTACCCACGATCGCCAAGCCCAGGCACGGCTCGAGCGAATGCTCGCGGCACGCCATGCCGCCGAAGCAGCACGGGAAGCACGATACAGGCGGCTCGCCACGCCACGCAGCCAATTCCGTGCCGGCGCGAAGATGCCGATGAAAGACGTCACTCCCGTTCGCCAGTCGCCTACGCGGCAGGCGCGGTCCGCCTGGAAAGACGCCACCACGTTCCTGACTCCGATCGCCATCGCGGTCACGCTGTTCGTGCTTGCGCACTGGGCCGGGTGGTTGCCATGAACGGCCAGCTCCGCCCCACCATCGCCCAGCGCCGCCGTCTCGCTGCCGCTCGCGCGCATCGCCCCCCGACTACGCCGCCGCGACTGTCGCGCCGGCAGATCACTGTCATCGCGACCATCTGGCTGGCGTTCTTCGCCGCTGCATTGTGGCTGGCCGCACATGATCCGGACTATCTCAGCCGCGTCGTCGAGCATGCCATTGGTGGTGCCGCATGACCGCTTATACGCCCACCGTGCGGGCGGCGCTCATGGCCGCCCTGAACACGCCCGCGCACACCCTTCGCCGCACCCGTGGCGGTTTCGTTTCCAGCAAGCCGACACAGGTCGCGCCCATATCGCGGCGCTGCGCCAACCAGCTGGAACGCGACGGCCTGTTCGAGTTCGACAACCCAGGCTTCCCGAGCGCCATGACGCTCACGCGGGAAGGGCTCGACGCCGCGCGGCTATTGCAAGACACCGACCAGACCAAGGCAACGCGGCGATGAGCATCAAGCCGCTGCCGTCGCCCAAGGACTATGCGCGTGCGTTGCGTCGCGCCAAGCGCACGTTGCGGACGGCCAGCGAGCTGCTGGCCCAGGCCGAACGATTCCTCCACGACCTTCCCGACTCCCAGTGCCCCACCGAGCTGCTGGAGCACATCCGCCGTTTCAACCACGCCCAAGGAGATACCCCATGAACCAGGCTGCGCCGCAACCGGAAGCGATCACGACAACACCCGGCATTCCGTTCATCCACGTAGCCGGCGACCTGATCGTCCGGCTTGATTCCAACCCGATCCATAGCCTCGCCCATTTGCCGGCCACTCCCGTGGCGGGCGCCCTCGCCGTTGCCGAACGCTCCACGCATGACGACGAAGCCGCACCGCTGAAGATCCTGGCCGATGGCACCGAAGTGCCAGCCGCCGATCCCCGCACCGACCACATGGCCGTCCTGTTTCCGGCCACCGGCTGGATGATCGCGGTCAAAGCACTTTCGAAAGACGGCCGCCCCCTTGAAACGCAGCAGGCCGCAGAAGAAGCCGGCAAAGCCCTGCAGCTGCTCGGCCACAACAATTGGATGCTGGCGCCGGACAAAGTCTACGAACGGCACGTCATCGACCGCCGATATCACGAACCCGCGGCGGACAAGAACCTCTTCCCCAACCTGCCGCTGAGCGACTGGTATTGGACCAGCACCGCGGCTCCCTGGTCTTCGGGTTCCGCCTTCCTCGTCAATCTCCGCCTCGGCTTCGTGGACGGCCTCCTCCGCAGCTTCAGCGGGTTCGGTCTCGCGTGCCGGCGTGCCCGTCAGTAATCGGCCTTTGGCTCAGCTGACATGACCTCACGCTTTCAGCCGCCGCCCATTGTCGATGCCGCGCGCAACCTGTGCGCGGACATCGAGCAGGTCGTGCGTAAGTTTCCCCGCTACCACCGCTACCAGTCGGGCGCCGCGTTGCGGCTTCAGGCCGAAACGGTGATGCGGTGCGCGACCCGTACCTGGCAGCGTCAGGACCAGCGGCGCTTCTACGCCGATAAGCTGGTCGACGCCGTCGACGACCTGAAGGACCGCCTGCAGGTCTGCAAACTGGTGCGCGCCTATCAGTCCTTCGCGCAATTCGAGCGACTGATGGTGCGTGCCGGCGCGATCGGCAAGCAGGCCGGCGGCTGGAAGCGAAGCCTGGAAACGCACCCCAATGCCCAGAATGTGCAGGCTGAGGCCTCCGCACAGCGTGGCAAGAAACTGAGTACCCGCGCCGCCCGATCGGGGGCCAACACATGACGACGCCGCGCTATCCGCTACAGGCCTGCGCGGCAGGGTCGCAAGTGCGCGGGGACGCGGCTCCCTGGTCTTCGGGTTCCGCCTTCAGCGTCCTTCTCCACGGCGGCGGCGTGGGCAACCTCCGCCGCGACAGCAGCGGGTTCGGTCTCGCGTGCCGGCGTGCCCGTGAGTTTCAGGGTGCCGAGGGTGTGCAGTTGCGCCCCCTCTACGATGCCTACATGGCCGCGCGTCGCGGCAAGAAACCCAGCTACGACAAACTTGCCTTCGACGCGCATTTCATCGACGGCCTGCTGGATCTGCAGGCCGAACTCGACGCCGGCAGTTGGTCGCCCGGCCCCACCACCACCTTTGTAGCGACCAGGCCCAAGGCGCGCGAGATCCACGCACCGCCGTTTCGCGATCGCGTCGTCCACCACCTGGTCGTGCCGCCGCTCGAAGCCATCTACGAGCGCCGCTTCTACGCGCACAGCTATGCCAACCGCAAGGGCAAAGGCAGCCATGCCGCCGTGCGTTATGCCCAGGCATGCGTACGGCAAGTCCACTCCGGCCAGGGCGGCGGCTACTACCTGCAGCTCGACATCGCCAACTTCTTCATTTCCATCCGCCGGGACAAGCTCTGGGCGATGGTGAAGCCAGTGCTGCTCCGCGCAGGACTGCCGCCGCCGATCATTGCGGTCACGCACGCACTGCTGCGCGGCAACCCGCTGCGCGCCGGCGTGCGCGAACGAGCGACGCCGGCCCAATTGGCTCTGGTGCCGCCCCACAAGCGGCTCTGCCATGCGCGGCCGCGATGCGGCCTTCCGGTAGGCAACCTGTCCAGCCAGTTCTTTTCGAACATCTACCTGGACGCGCTCGACCAGTTCGTCAAGCACAGGCTGAAGGCCAAGCGGTATCTGCGCTACGTCGATGACTTCGTGCTGTTCCATCACGATCGCGAGCAGCTGATCCGGTGGCAGCAGGAGATCGAAGCGTTCTTGGCCAGCGAGCTCGACCTGCAACTGAAGGCGGACGTCAAACTGCGGCCGCTGAGCGCCGGGCTCGACTTCCTTGGCTACGTCATTTTCCCCACGCACATGCTGGCGCGCCGGCGCGTCGTTGCCCATCTGCGCCAGGCCCTTGCCGATTGGGAATCCGCCCACGTGCGCGGCGGTTGCCTGCGTGGCACCCCCGCCGACTTCGACCGTATTCGCACCGTGCTGGCCAGCTACACCGGCCACCTGAAGCACGCCGCCACCCATCGCCTTTGCCGTCGGCTTGAGCAGCGCTTCCCGTGGATCGCCACCGCCGCGCAACCGCGCCGCTTTTCCCATCGCCTGCAGGGCAGGCATGTCTCGATCAGGAGCAACTACGCGCCATGAGCATCCAGAGCATTCAGCTTGACCACCTGTATCCGTCGCCTCGCAACGTCCGCAAGACTGGCGGCGCATCCATCGACGCGCTCGCCGCGAGCATTCATGCCCACGGCCTGCTGCAGAACCTGACTGTGTCGTCGGCCGGTGATGACACCTACGTGGTCGAGGCGGGCAACCGCCGGCTGCGCGCACTGCTACATCTCGCGCAGGCTGGCCACATCGCTACCGACTGGCCCATGCCCTGCCAAGTCCTGGCCGCTGATGACGAACGCAGCTTGGCGGAAGCGTCGTTGGCCGAGAACGTCATCCGCCACGCGATGCATCCGGCCGACGAGTTCGACGCCTTCGCCAGGCTGGTGCAAGACGGCCTGACCGTCGGCGAGATCAGCGCACGCTTCGGCCAGCCCGAATTGTTCGTCAAGCAGCGACTGAAGCTGGCCCACGTCGCGCCCGATATCCTCGCCGACTACCGCGCCGGCAACGCGACCCTGGAACAGATGATGGCGTTGGCGCTCACCGACGACCAAGCCATGCAGGCGCGCATCTGGAACGGTGCAAAGAACGCCTGGCAGCGCGAGCCGGAGCGCCTGCGAAACCAGATCACCGCGCAGGAAACCAGCACTGAGTCACGCCTGGGCAAATTCGTCGGCCTCGACGCCTACGAAACGGCCGGAGGGTCCATTCGCCGCGACCTGTTCGGCGAAGAAGCATTCATGCAGGACGCCGAGCTGCTGGCCACTCTCGCCCAAGCAAGGCTGGAACGCACCGCCGAGAAAATCGCCACCAAGGAAGGTTGGCTCTGGGCGGAGGCACGCACGGACTTCGACTACAGCGACGAACGCGCCTTCGGCAAGATCTACCCCACGTACAAGGGCAGCAAAGAAACCTGGACTGCCGAGTCCAAGGCCGCCGCCGGCGTGATCGTCACTATCGGCTTCAACGGCCAGACCGAGATCAAGCGCGGCCTAGTGCGGCCGCAGGATCGCAAGGCAGCGGCAGCGGCTGCCGGCGAAGTTGAGGTCAAGAGCGGCGGCAAGAAGATCAACGTGCCTGGTGAGCTGTCCTTCGCCGCGATCCAACGCCTGCAGGCGGAAGCCACCGGTATCCTGCGGCCGGAGGTCGCCGGGCTGCCACGCACCGCGCTGGCGCTGCTGGCGGCGGAGCTGGCCGGCCGCGAGCTCTACGACTACAGCATCGACTACGGCTCCGCCCAGCGCCGATGGGTGCACGTCACGCGCGATGCCAGCGGTCGCATGAACGGCGGCATCCGGGTCGCCATGGAGCAGTCGCCGGCCGGCCAGCGCTTCGAAGCCATTGAAGCCGATTGGCGCGATCGGTTGCCCAAGAAGAAGGCCGACTTGCGCGCGTTCCTGCTCCTGCAGGATTTCGATTTCATCGCCAAGCTGCTCGCGTTCCTGGCTGCGCGTGAGCTCGACGTGGTCGACATCAGCGCCGACGCCAAGCAAAGCGTTGTGGATCTGGCCATGGCCGCTCAGGTCGACCTTGCGGCGCACTGGAAACCCACCGAGGAATGGCTGGCCACGCTGCCCAAGGCCGTCATCATCGCCATGGTGACCGAAGCCGCCGGCGAGACCGCCGCCGCGTCCCTGGCGAATCTCAAGAAGGATCAGCTGCCGCACGCAACGATCGGGCTGCTGCCAGTTGGCTGGCTTCCGAAACCGCTGCGCGGGCCCGGATATACCACCGGTGCCGCGACCGGTCAGCCGGCCAAGTCGAAACCGAAGACGAAGGCGCCGGCGAAAAAGAAGCCCGCGCCGAAGAAACCGGCTGCGCCGGCCAAGTCCAAAACCAAGGCCGCGACGAAGAAAGTCGCCGCCAAGAAAGCGCCCGCGCAGAAGCCGGCGAAGGCGGGTGCAAAATGAGCACCGACCTCAACAACGCCGTCCACCGCCTACGGCAAGACCACTATCCCGACGATCAGGATGGGCGTGATGCTCGCCAGGCTGACATCGAGCATCTCTCGCACGCACTCGGCCTAGCAGAAGACACCATCGAGCGCCTGGTCGGAGCTCTCGCGAGGGAAGTCAACGGCCCCATGCTCATGGGCGAACCGGCACTACCCCACCCCGATGACGTGGCTGTCGACCGGTTCGCCCGCGCGCTGAAGTTGAAGCTCTCCGCCGCCCGCGACAAGGGTCGCGGCGGCTGGAGCAACGATGAGCCGGACATGCACCAGCGGCTATCCGACATGCTGCGCGCGCACGTCGAGAAAGGCGACCCGAGAGACGTGGCGAACTTCTGCATGTTCCTGCATCAGCGTGGCGAAGGCATTCTTCCGACGCGCTCACAGAACCAAGTGGAGGTGCTGCCCGGAAGATATTTTGCGGCCGATCCAGCGATGGGTGATTTTAACCTGTATGCCACGCTGGCCGATGCGCGCACGAACGCACAGCGAATGCTTGACGAGGCAACCGATGAAGCCGCTGACGGCGGCTGGCCGGATGAACCTCCGCAGATTTGCTACGGCACAGTCATTGGCAAATGCGTGGAGCGAGAAGGCTCCCGTCGGCCCGCTCCGGAAGGCAGCGACTTCACCGAGATAGTCGATTACCGCCTGGTCAAGTTCGCCGACAGCACGCCCAACGATGACGGCCATGAGTATGAGTAAACACATACCCACGCGCCAGCAACGCGAAGACCGCCGCCTCACCGCCGCGGCCGAGCAAGCCACTGGCAAATTCCACTGTAGTTCGTCCGCGCACTGGGCCACCGGCACGCCAATGATCATCCGCGGTCGGAAAGTGTGCCAAGCGTGCGCCGCTAAGCGGCGCGCCACGCTGGCAAGGAGGCATGATCATGTGTGACCTTCAGACCACGCTGTCGCTGATGACGCGGCACGGGCGCGTATCCCTGCATCAAATGGACGATGGCCGCTGGTGGTGCACTGTGCAGATGCACGTGGCCGCCGCCGGCGCATCATTCAAGGTTGGCAGCGATCTGCTCCCCAACATGCTCGAGGCCGCGGACCAGTGCCTTGACCGCATCCACGCCATGCTCGGCGACTTCGCCGCCAGGGCGGAATGGGAGCAGCACACAAGTCGTCGCGTGGTATTGCCGCCGGATGCCGACGCCGCTGGCGCCAAGGGTCTGTCCCATGACTGAGCAGACTTCGCCGCGCCCCTCGCTGCAGTTCACCCTCGGCCAGGTCGAATCGCTGCTGGAGATCTTCGGCGGCGAGAACGGCACGCTCACCGTCGAGTACTTCCCTGCACGCCACTGGCCCGACCAGCCCGACGCGCCCGCCGGGCTCTATGCCTACTCCAATGACCGCCCTTCCGAAGGCGCGTTATGGCTCGGCGAACATAATGCCAGCGAACGTATCCGGCCGACCTGGCAACACCTGCCTCCCGACTCGATCGCGCAACCGATGGCGTTTCTGGATCACGCCGTGCACGCCTACAAGGTCGCCAGCATTGCCCGCATGGCCATGGAAACCGCCCCCGATGGCGTACCAGCCACGGCCGTACTGGATGCCTCGATCCGCGAGGGCGTACGAGCGGCGCTGGCCGTTTGCAACATGCACCCGACCTCCGACCTTCTGCTCGAAGTGCTGGTCGAGATCGACCGCGCCACGGCCAAGTTCCCCACCTGGCCGAATGATCCCCTGCACGCCATTGGCGTGCTCGGCGAGGAATTCGGCGAGCTGACCAAGGCCGTGATGCAGGCGACGTACGAGCCGCACAAGAATGGCCCGGGCGACGTGCGCAACGAAGCCGTGCAGACCGCAGCCATGGCCCTACGCTTCCTAGCCAGCCTCGACCGCTACGAGTACGCCGGCAGCGTCCAGCATCCGCAGGCGCTGGCATGAGCACCAAGACATTATGGTTTCGCAGTTGGAACGACGCCGTGTCTTACGCGGCCAACGCGGGGCTCAAGCAACGCCCGCAAAAGCGGCGTGTCTGGCTCGATCGGGCATGGCGCGAGAAATGGTCGCTGGTGGTCCCGACCGACGCCACCGAAAGCCTCACTCCACCGCAGGCCGAGGTGTCCGCATGAACGCCCAGCCCGCCCCGCTGAAGTGCCGCCTCTGCACCGTGCGCCTATCGCACGACAACCCGCGTGACGACTTCACGCGCGCCATCTGCGGCGATTGTCGGCAGCATCCGGCCGCGCGCCGCCTCGGGCCGGTTTCCGCCTCTGGTGGATCCATCGGTGCGCCCCGTGGGTTCACCACTGCCGAGAAGGCGCTGATCCGCAAGGTATACGGCTACATGGCCCCGCTACAGCTGCTCGCGCTCCTCAACGAACGCCTGCAGGCTGACCTGGGCGACGCCGCCAACCTCTATACGCTCGACCAGCTGCACGCGGAAATCCAGGGCCTGCCCGCCGGCGTCGTGAACACCGGAGACTGGTCTGCCCTGCGCAAATACCTGGCCAAGGCCCGGCGCGCCGGGCTGCTGGAACAGGTGAACGTGCAGGTGATTGACGACTTCGCCGTGGTGTTCGCGCTCTCCACCGCCCAACAGCTGCGCCTGAAAGACATCGCGCTTGGCGCACGGGAGACCAGCCATGACTGACATCACTTCCCGCCGCGTCATCCGGCGCATCGAATTGGCCGACGCCTACCTGGACCTCGGCGGCCAACTGGTCGACCTCGAGGACTACGCTACCACCGGCCTGCGCGTCGTGGCTGTCGGCCCCAGCGGCGTCGGGAAGACCAACGCGGGCCTGCTGATCGGCGAGCAGCTAGCCGAGCAGGGTTGGGTAAGCGTGCTGGTGGATCCGGAGGGCGAGATCGAGTCGATGTACGGCGAGTCCGTCGACGCGCCGGAGCTGAAACGCGCGCTGGAGAAGCGCGACCGCAAGACCGTCGTCGTGTCCGCTCGCGATGCCACGGAGTTCATCCCGTTCGGGCGAGTGATCCTCGATGCCGCCGACGCGCACCGCAAGCCCATGTTCGTCATGGTCGACGAGGGCCAGGTGTTCAGTGCCAGCCGCAAGCGGAAGAACGACGTGGGCATCGCATCGGACCTGGTGAACGAAATCGCCCAGCGCGGCCGCAAGCGGGCGCTGGATCTGTTCATGACCGCAACCAGCTTCACCGGTTCGCTGCACCGGCACATCTTCGCCAACAAGAACCTCAGCCTGATCGGCTGCCAGGAAGATCCGGCCGCGTGGGCGGCGCTGGCGCCTCAGTTCCGTTCCTCCAAGATCGAGTTTCGCGACCTCGCGGCGCTGGGCCCAGGTGAGTTCTTCTGCTTCAGCCGGCGCGGCGTCGAGAAGGTGCGCATGCCGATGGCGGCCGCCATGAAGCAGGTGGCCATCGAGGCACCGAGGATCAAGCCCGCCCTGCCCACCACCTTCAGCCAGTGGGACCGCGCCATGCGCGACATCCCCACGATGCGCCTGCAGGTGCTCACCGACCCGGTGGTCAACCTGCTGGCAACCGTCGCCGGGCTGTCGCCCCAGCAGGTCATGTCCGGTCGCCGCGCGCTGGAGGACGAGCTCGAATGCCGATGACCTGGCAAAGCTTCGTGGCCAACGCACCCGCCGGCTTCTCGGCGCATTACCTGGCGGCGATTGTCGGCCAGCCCATCGCCGCCGTGCGCAAGGCCCGACCAGCCGGGTCGGCGGCCCGTACCCGCGTGTCGGACGTGGCTATCTTCGCCGACCTGTTCGCGCGCTGGCATGGTCGCTCGCCTGGTGCCGCGGATTGGCCTTCGCCATTGCGCAGCGCCCGCAGCGCTTACCAATGGCTACCGCCGGAGGACGAGTTGCTCGCGAGCTTGGTCGGCCGCCTGAGCAAGCCGGAGATCTCGGCGATCCTGACGGAGCGCCTGCGGCGCGTCACTGGCGATGAAAGCGCCGTGCGCAATGAGCAATCGGTCCAGATACGCATCAACCGCCTCGGCATGCAGGCGAGCGACGTGGTCGGTGGTATCACCATCCAGCAGGCTGGTGCCGAGATCGGCTCAGTCGAGATCGTCCGCAACGCCATCCGCGCCAAGGGCGGCTTGAAGACGCATCGCGTCGGTCGCCTCATCGTGATCCCGCACGCCGAGTGGAAGCGCTGGAAGTCCACCCGCGCGATCGCCCCGCCCGGCTACGTCCACCTGGCCAGCCTCCGCGAGCCGTTGGGCATCAGCAGTGATTCGAAACTGCCGGAGTTCGCCCAGGCCGGCTACATCCCCACCGCCATCCGCTGCAACCCCGCCAAGCCGGGCGTGCACAGCGGCAGGTTCGGCACCTGGTACATCGACCCCAAGGTTGCGCGCCAATTGATCGCCGATCGCCACGCGGGTCGGCCAATGCCGTGGCATGGCAAGCCGCTGCTGGGCAACCTGAAACATTCCTACGCGCGCTGGACGGATCGCCAGCATCCGGCGAGCTGCCCGACCTGCAGGACGATCTGGGGGCTGGCGGGCGCTCCAGGCAACTTCGCGGATTACTGCGAGCGCTACCCGTCGCTCGCCCACGGTGCCAAGCGCCACCTGACCATGCCATGGGCCCCGGGGCTGACGGCGGCGGAAGTCGCACAGCAGGCGCGGCAGCCACGCCAGCATGTCCTGACCGCCATTCGCAATGGTGCGCTCCGCGCGCAACGTGAAGGCAAGGGCTTCCGGGTCACGCAAACCGATGCCACGCGCTGGATTGCCCGCCGCTGTCCCAATGGCAGCGGCAAGGGCTGCTGGATCTCCATCCGCACCGGCGCGCGCTGGTATGACTTCACGCGCAAGGAGATCGAGGGCTTCATCGAGGCATGTCAACTCAAGGATCGTCGGGCAGCCGGGCAGCGCCTGGTCATGCGTCAGCAATTGGCCGAACTGCGCCAGGACGCCGGTTATACCGAGGCGCAGGCGGCAGTGAAGGTCGGCGTGACCGTGCCAGCGCTGCGCGAACTGCTGGACGGCGTGCACTGGCGCCAAGCGGGATTGATTCCGCTGGCCACCGTGCAGGCCGTCATCAAGCGCATGCACTCGCAGCAGGGTTGCACGATCGCTGAAGCAGCCGATGCGGTGTGCAAGACCGAAGCGTGGGTACAAGATCGCATCAAGGACGGCACCATCCGCATCACGCGTGCGCGATGGGATCGCCGGCGGCTCTACATCACGGCACCGATGTTCGAGCGGTTGAAAATAGCCGCGCAGCAGGAGTCGCCAGCAAAGCTGGAACTCTCATCGGCATGGATCAATCTCGCCGCGGCTGCCCGGCTCGCAGGCGTTTGTACCGGCACGGTCAATAACTGGCGTGTCGCCGGCGAAGTGCGCACGAGGCAAGCCGCCAAGGGAATTGGTGCGCGCTTCGCGCGCACGTCGATCATGGCACGCGCCCGACGCTACTGGAAAACCTGCCGCTTCCATCGCGCCTCGCCACCCGAGTGGTTGCAGAGCGAAAGGAGGCTGACTTGATCGGTCATATCCTCCAGTTCTCAGATCTGCAGGAGCTGTGCCAGCCGGGTAAGAGACCCCGGCCGGCGACCGTGGAGTCGTGGGCAAAAAAGATCGGGCTGCGTTATACCTACGATGGCGCCGGCGGGATCGTGACCACCGTCGATGCGCTCAATGCGGCGCTTGGACTCACAGGTGCCGCCAACGATCAGGCCTATTCTCCGGACGACGTGCTATGACTCGTGGCCGCAAACGCAAGTTCGACCCCACCATCCCGAAGCATATCGACCAGGCGGGCATTCCACGGGGCTTCTACTGGGATCGCACCGGCAACGGTCGCTGGTACGTGCGCGACCCGGACGAGGATGGCCGGATGCGCGCAAAGCGGATCGCGGGACCGGATGCACGTCTTTCCGACCTGCATACTCTGGCCGAGGCCCGCGCCGGCAACGCCGTCGGTACGCTGGGCTACATCCTCGACAAATTCCACGACAGCGCTCAGTTCAAGAATCTCAGCGTCGGATCGCACCGGGACTACAACTGGTGCAAGTCGATCCTGAAAGACCGCAAGCTGGCCAACGGCTTGACCTGGGTCCAATTGGAACACCGCCGAATCGACACGGCCCTAATCCAACGACTGGTAGACGCCATCGAGCGCGAGGGCACACCGGCCAAGGCCAACCACGTACTGCGCTACATGCGCCTGGTATTCACCTGGGCTGTGCAGCGCGGCCATGCCAAGAGCAACCCGGCACGCGGCGTGGGACAGGCCACAGAGCGTGGCCAGTTCAAGATGCCCGACCATACCGCCATGGCTGCGGTCATCGCCTACGCCCGTGCTGGCGGCGCCCTGAAGCCCCATACCAAAGGCAGCTGTCCACCCTATCTGGCGCCCCTGATGGAACTGGCCTACCTCTGCCGGCTCCGCGGCATCGAAGCCGTTCGCCTGACCGAAGCCCATGCCACCGACGAAGGCGTGCTGGCCAGCCGCGTGAAAGGCAGCCGCGACAACATCACCCGCTGGATTCCCCGCTTGCGCGCGGCCTGGGCTGAGGCCCTGGCAGTCCGGGCAAAGATCCTCGCCCGGAAGCGAAACAAGTCCCGGCCGGTGCCATTGCGGCCCGAGGATCGCTTCATCTTCCTGTCCGAGGACGGCACACCGATCACCAAGAGCGCCGTGGACACCGCCTGGCAGAACCTCATGCGCCGCGTCATCGCCGACGGCACCATCGCCAAGGAACAGCGCTTCACGCTGCATGGCCAGAAACACCGCGGCATCACTGACAGCACCGACAAGAAATCGGGTGGTCACAAAACCGAGGCTATGCGCCAACGCTACGACCATGAAGTGCCGCTGGTGGATGCGCCGATCCAGCCTGAATTGTCAGGAGAATTTTCAGGACAAAAGAAAACAGGCACCCCGGACGAACCGTAA